TCAGAGCGCAATAGTGGTCCAGTCTTTACCCCGATCGTCGTGGTAACGAGCCGTCTGATTTGGTGATTTATGCCCGAGCAGCTTTTGAGTATCGATCCCCTGCACCTCGTAAAGACGTTCAGCAAGAGAACGTTGTTCATGGAAGGTGGCCGGCGTGCCAGATCCCCAGTCAATATCCGCCTTATCGCGTGCTTTGCTGAAATTCATCGTAATGGTGTTGGACTTCACCTGCGCCCCACGTTCTGCCTGAGACGTAGCCCTGAAGAAGTGAACCAGATACGGGCTTACTGCATAATCACGGCAGCGAGACACCACATCCCGTAAGCTCCAGTTAATCGCATTCAGGCGCAGGGAAAGGGGGATCGCTATCTTGCTCCCTGTTTTTTCCTGAACCACGTGCAAATGATCATCCCAAACATCGCTAAATTTCATATTCGATATATCACCCAGGCGCTGGCCGGTGACGAGTGCGAGCAGCATAGCATTCCCCATGTACTGATGGTTTGCATCGGCAATATCGAAAATCTTCCGCCATTCTTCCAGATTAAGACGCTGCCGGGTGATACGGCGCCGTGGCTGCTTTGTTGCCAGGGCCGGGTTATAACCCGGCGGAACCTCACCGAAATGCTGAGCCTCTTTAAAGACGTCGATTAGCACAGAGCGTACCACTTGCGCCATTCGTGGCTGTCCATCTGAAATATACTCTTCAAGAATCTCCGCAATATCACGAACATCCACTGATGAAATAATCTTCATACCAACCCGCTCCCGAAGCAGAGCAACAGGCTTAGCTTTTTGTTTATGGGTATTAGGTCTTATATCTCCGCTTTCCAGTCTTTCATCCTGAATTTTCCAGTATCGATCAAGCCATGTCGATGTGGTAATGGCTTTTCCTTTACTGGCTGCAATCTTGTCGCTGATTGCTAATATCTGCCGCGTATGCTGTTCAGCCAGCCGGGTATTTGCTTCACTCGCTATCGCAATAGCTTCTTCCTCATTTGTTCCGAGGCTGTGAAATTTTCCCGTAATAGGGTGTTTATATCGCCAGTAAATTTTATTCGCTTTACGGCTGTATAATGGGTAAAGATTGGGTACCTTTACATTATTTTTACGTGGTCTGGCAGCCATCGGATAATATCCTCTGAAGCAGTGGCGGATCTGATTTTTTAATCACTGGGTGAGTTATATTTCCGGTTATTTCTGCATCTTCTCTTACCCTCCAGAATTTCCCCTCTTTCCGGGCTGGTGGGTTGAACATGCTTTGCTTGGCATACCGTCGTAATGTATTAAGACTTGGTGGATTACTCCGGTATTTTTCTGCGGCCCATTCTTCTAAAGTCATCATCTGAAGCATGGTGATTTCTCCATATAGCCCGGCTGCACCCGGGCTGTCAGGTTTATTCTTTAGTGTTAGTGGGCAGCAGTCGCTGCCAGATTGCCGATACATATTTCACCTGGTGGCGGGCATCGGCCAGTGCGTTGTGGGCCACACCATCAAATGGCATATCGCGCTTGGGATCGAAACCAAGCTGTTTGCCGAGCAGCACCATGGTGCGCACGTCGCTGTCGTTCCAGAATTGCCACGGGCAGGTTTGGCCGGCGCGTTCATAGGCTGAACGTAAAATAACGTTGTCGAAGTTGGCGCCATTTCCCCAGACTTTCAGGTAACGCGGGTTGTCAGAGTTACGGCTGATAAACGAGCTCAACTCGGAGAGAGCAAATGTAATGCTTCTCGTATCGTCGGTACAAATAGCGGCGCGAGCCTCCGCTGATTGCTTCAGCCACCACAGAATGGTGTCACCATCAGGAGTAGCCCCCTGATCCATGGCGCTGGCAAGGTTGACGGCCACATTGAACTCGGCACCCAGCTCACCGCTTTTTGGGTCGAAAAACACAGCGCCGATTGCGACAATTGGCGCAGCAGGCTTATTGCCCATGGTTTCGAGGTCTATCATAAGGTGGTTCATTACATGTGCTCCAAATCTGATGGTTTAAAAGAATGCCAGTACCCCTCTTCACGGGTCTCTGTTCTGGTCTTGCCGCAGCCATTACACCCATAGTGGAAAATAATAGTTGGCTGCAGCCCGTTAAGGGACTGATATGGGTGAAGCTCTTTCTTGAACAAAACTCATTTATGAAGTTTGAAAAAACAGCGGATCACGGTGTTTTCTCCCCGCGTAAAATTTCGTTCTCAGCCATAAGAGTGACGCGCTGATCCAGAGCTTCACTCAGGGCAACAAAGGTCACATCCAGTCTGGTGGCGACTTCACGCATTAGCTGTGCCGCTGCTGGTGGAAGGTCAGACGCTGCCATGCGTGCCGCGGCGACCAGTTCTTTTACTTTCATATGTTGTTGCATGTGCGCAGCTCCATCAGTTCGTTGAATCGGGTCATGAACAGTCCGTAAGCCTGGCCCGGGCGGAGAGGAACGATCTGGATAATGTCGCTGGTGGGGATGCCTTCGAGGATGGGCCATGGTGTGCCGTCGTCAATGTCCAGATCCCGGCGTTCGGTAGCCAGCATTGTCAGATCGGCATATTTCACTACAGCAGATTGTGTGAGCGGCAGACTGAACTTAAAGCGGATCAGTTCTTCGACAAACGCCTCAATTCGGCGGTAGTCCGGCAGCAGGGCTTTGAGTGGGGCCGGAATATCCTGGCAATATGCTTCGGCGGCGTCGTGCATCAGTGCTTCGAAGGCAAATTCAGGCTCTACCAGCTGGCTGCACAGAACTGAGTGCTGAGCTACGGAATAAAATTCCGGCAGATGGCCGGCAAATCGGCAAATGTGGGAAAGCGCGATTGCTATATCTTCGATCTCAATATCATCAACAGTGGCGTTCACGTAATCGAACTTCTTACCTGATAACGTCTGTATGTAGCTCATTAGCTTTATTTCTCCATTTATCGCAGCTGCACCTGCGGCTGATTTTTGGTTGCACGAATCCCTCGCCAGATGGCGATATTTGAATGAATTACGCTTCACTAATTGCCCCGCGGGGCAGGGCAATTAAGGCTGAGCAATTACGCTTTAAAGTTACCGATAAAGGTTTCTACTGGCTCGCCGTTGAATTTGCCGATCAGCAGGTCGCGGAATTCGTTGGCGATTGCTTCTTCCTGTGCTTCAAGTTGAACAATGCGCAGAACAAAACGAGGTTCGTCACCAGTGAGCAGACTATTGCGCAGGCTGAATGCACGCTCACCGAGTCCTTCATACGGCACGCATTTGAACTCAAACGCTACCGGCATAACATCTTTGCTGCTGGCCTCAACACTCTGCATCAGCGATTTTTTCCCGCTGAAATCACCGTCTTCATGATCCTGCTGGGTGGCCTGCTGGATAGTAATGCGTCGAACAGCCTGAGCAGCCTGTGAAATTTGCATGGTATTTCCGTCAGCATCAAAGGCCAGCAGGTAATCACTCCAGTCTTCCAGCCATTCAGCGATTTGCTTTTGCTTCAGGCGGTCGCCGTTAATTGCCAGTAGCGCGCGGAAAGGAGCAGTCTGCTTCAGGGTGATTGCAGCAACGTTATCAGCATGGCCCGGATTATCCAGCGTACCGATATTGAACACGGAGCGCGCAGTCATATTGTCCGCATCAATAAAGCAGCGAGCAGGTTCCTCGGTGCTGGCGTAGCCTTTAGAATAACGGGCAAAATCATCAATGCTGGTTGTGGTCATGGCCCCACGGAAACGGAAGCGCTCAAGAGAAAAGCGCTCGAGGCTTTCAACGCGAGTTTCTTCCGGGAGTAATGCTGTTGGGCAAGCCAGGCCGTTAATATCATTCAGGTGATAACCAGAAAGAACCAGATCTTTAACCTGCTTGAAAGTACCGCTGTCTACCTGAGACATAAAAATTCCTTATTAACAAATGATCGAATTGGTGGCAGTGAATTAGTTGTCAGCGGTTCACTGAGCCGCTTTAAGCTTTCCGTCTGTGGCGCCGTTGATACTGAACAATTGCCCCTGCTCCTCCTGCAGGATGGTGAGCTTGCCGCCTTTGTTAACCCACATAGGCGTTTCAGTGGTGTCCTCTTCGGAGGCTTTACCGCGCGGCGTCGGGGTGCTGTAGTTCAGCTTGTGCTTGATCTTGACGCGCTTCTCTTCAACGGAATTACCCATACGCTCAAAATCAAAGGTGAGGACCACTTTACCTTTGGTGCCGTTATTCAGAACGCCCAACGCGGTGGTATTAAGCGCGGCGGCGATTTTGTTCATGAACACGCCGGCGTCCAGCTCACCCAGAAAATCGGGTACTACGGTCATGCGATCATTGCTCATAGCATTTCCTCTCGGTTAAGCGGCTGCCGCCGCCGTAAGTTTCTCCATACACAACAGAAAAGAGCACCTGCGCGCTGGTCATGGGTGAGAAGACCACTTCCTTAACGCCCGGGTGGATTGGGTTATGAGCCCGTCGCCCGGTGATGCTCTTGTCTGTTATGTAAAAAGGGCGGTACCACGGCAGAACATTATCTTCGCTCTCCTGGTGTTGGGTTGAAGACCCGGGTACCGCCAAGACTACACACAGCAATATCGGTGCCTGCTTTTAACCACATCAGGCGAGGTGCATCCCGTGTACCCCTACAACGAGAATTCGGTTAAGATCCTGTTCCCCCTACAATGAGCGATGGATTCATTCCGATGAATAACCCTTTATCAAGCCTGAAACTGGACGTGTGGTATAAAGTGGCGATCGTAATTTGCACCATTGTTTTTCTGTCCACGGCGGCAGGTTTGTTACCAAAACTTCCCACGAATGCGACGTTGCTTATTTCGCTCGGCGGAGTCTTTTTCTTTTGTGGTGAATGGAAAAGCCACACGCGTTTTAATCATCTGGTGCCAGCGTACGGCAAGGTTTGGCACGGTACGGGCTTCAGGCGAAGCCTTAGCTTTCCCGGCGTTGTCCTTTACCTCATCGGCGCATACCTGATTTATCGAGGCATCAAGATTCTGTGAGGTTGTCATTCCACAATGAGGGCATCTTGTTTCAACAAGCACGTAAGTAAATCCTGGCTCCAGCTCGACTCTTTTCACTTTCACCTCACCGCTCACTATTGCGAATCATCCCGGCCTTCGTATGCCCCGGGCAGCTACTTCGTGGGCGTCCCGCCAGTTTGCTGCTGATGTGATTGATATTAGGTAATGCCTAATTTTATGTCAATAGGCTTTGCCTAATATTCTGAGCGAAGAATGCCTATGGTGAATGAAACATTAGGAGGAAAAGCTAGCTTGTGATGGGGTTATCTTGGGACCAAACCAGCCTAAGTACCGGTCTTTTTGGCGGTAGGGCTTTTATTGGTGGATTTGCTTTCCTGTAACCAACGTTGAACTTTTAAATCCATAGTTGAAACATAGGCTCTTACATCTGAATCAACCCAGCTGGGTTCTGTGCTGTTAATAGATAATAGAAAATCAACAATAGCGCGTCTCTCAGCAGTTGCGAGCTTGTAAGCGTCATAAATAGGGTTATCGCAATGACTGGACTCTTGCAGGGGAATAGATTGCTGATCTTGTGTAGGGAACTCCTGAAGCCCCCAATGTTCAGGACCTACTACATCTGAAAAGTATTTCCATAACTCAGGAAGCTTATCTTTGCTGATAGAGCCTTTCTTAATCCAGTCATGGATTGATGGCGGTTTTATTTTGAAATGGCGTGCGATTTCAGCCTTGGTCTTAATGGCACCCGAAGATATTTTCTTGTTGATAGCCTGCTCTATGGCTAGGCCCAGTTCTTTACCACTAAGCATTGCCTAATCATCCTCATTAGTCTTCGGTTAGGCAATTCCTATTGACCGTCAGTTAGGCGTAGCCTAATATTCAGGTGTTGGAAATTTGGAGCCTAACTCATGAAAGAAGAAAACGTTGCACTAAAACAGGCTTGCTCCCGAGTTGGTGGGCAAGCATCTATGGCCAGATGTTTAGGTGTATCTTCCCCAACAATTAATCAGTGGGTGAAGGGGATACGGCAGATTCCTGCTGAGCGTTGCCCGGAAATAGAGAAAGCAACTAACGGTGTGGTGACATGTGAAGAGCTACGCCCTGACGTCAACTGGTCATATTTACGGCGTTCTACCGACCATAAAACAAATGCAGCCTAACACGCTCTTAGGCTGTTTCATCACCACAGAAGTAAGGGGTTAACCGTGGGTATAGAACCTGAATGGAAAGTCGATAAGCAACCATCCTGGCTGGTGGCCGCTATCAAAAAGACCATCACTGAGCTTCCTCGTGGATATGGCGAAGCGGCGGAATGGCTGGGAGTCACTGAAAACGCATTGTTCAACCGCCTGCGTACTGAAGGGGATCAAATTTTCCCAATTGGGTGGGCGATGGTGCTGCAGAGTGCTGGTGGATCCAACCATATCGCTGACGCAGTAGCACGGCATTCGCACGGTGTATTCGTGTCGCTGGCAGAAGTGGAAGAGATTGATAACGGGGATATTCACCAGCGCTTAATGGAATCCATTGAGTGGATCGGCAAGCACTCGCATTACATCCGTAAAGCGACGGCAGACGGCATCATCGATGCGACTGAACGGGCACAGATAGAGGAGAACAGCTATCAGGTTATCGCCAAGTTTCAGGAGCATATAACGCTGCTATATCGCGTTTTCTGTGCTTCAGAAAAGAGTGACGCCCGCGAGTGTGCAGCTCCGGGCGCCGTGGCGAATAAATCATTGTGTATGGAGAAATCCGCGTGAGCAATTTAACCGCAAATGATCAGCGATCGCAACTGCGCGTTTTACCGGTTCGTGGTGGTAAAGGCGAGGTGGCGTATTGCTATGCCGTAAGAGTACCGGGTGGGTGGGCACAGGTGAACCACAGTTTCACTGAATGGGCTGTGGGTGATTTTATCTCCCGGGGAGGGCAGAACAATGTCGCAACAGGCAAATAGCTTCACTTCCACACCAATGGTTATGCCCTTCGCCGGCAGCGTCGTAACAATGAGCAGCCGGGAAATAGCGGCTCTGGTTCAGAGTAAACATGGTGACGTAAAGCGCTCAGCAGAGCGCCTCAATGCCGCTGGTCTTTTAACCGCGCCGTTGGCGCAGTTCGATTTTGAGCATAACGGCAATGTGTATCAGGAGTACCGTTTCAATAAGCGTGACTCGCTGGTATTAGTAGCCCGCCTTTCCCCAGAGTTTACCGCTGCAGTTGTGGATCGCTGGCAGGAACTGGAGGGCGGTATGGGCATTCCTCAGACGCTTCCGGAGGCACTTCGTCTGGCGGCTGATATGGCTGAACAAAATGCGCAGCTTGCGCATAAGGTACAGCAGGACGCGCCAAAGGTGGCGTTCGTTAACCACTACGTAGAGTCCGGCGGTGCCAAAAGTCTGCGTGAGACGGCGAAGATCCTCAACATGCCTGAAAAGGCGATGATCGATGTGCTGCTGCGCGACAAGGTTTTGTTCCGCCAGTCAGGCAACCTATTACCGCATGCACTGCGCCAGCGTGATGGTCTGTTTACTGTTAAAACCGGCACGTCTGATTTCGGACATGCTTACACGCAAACCCGCGTCACACCTCGTGGGGTCCAGTGGCTCGCTGAGCGCTACGCCTCTGAACTGATGGGAGGCTAAAGAAATGTCACTGAACCACCAGTTAATGAACAGGCTTTACCGTGACCACCATGGAATTGTGGTCAATGTCATCAGATACGAAGCAGACAGCCAGAAAGTGATTTATCGCCGCCCGGGTTATGAATGGGAATGCGCAGCACCTCTGCTTATCTTCCGTGCCCGATTCAGGAGGCTCGACAAGTGATGGAGAAAACGAGAAGCGGCACCGTGCAGGGTGCCGCAGAGGGTCAGATTTTTACGTCAGAGGGATCGTGCTTTTTCAGCCAGTCCTTTAATACAGTATCCATGCGTGTTTGCCAGCCCCTGCCGGTTGATTTGAATGCGTCAATTACCTCCGGAGAATACCGGATGGTAGCCGACTTCTTAAGGGGGGCAGAGGATACTGGTCTTCCGCGCCGGATTAGTTTGTTGCCATCATGCAGGCTGGCGCTTTTAAAAAAAACATCATCCAGCTCTGGCGCGTCATCAGAGTCAACCCAGGTACTTTTCAAATCGTTTAATTTCGCGTTCATTAGCTTTCCTCATCGAGATAATGCGGCGCGTCTGATTGCGCTGCGTCCAGACCATAACAACAAGCCTGTCATCCAGTTTGCCTACGGTAATGTTTCTGACTTCTCCGTAGTCCTGCCGGTTGTCTTCTGCGGTGAAGTGGATACCCGCGTAAACCTCTGGGGCTCTGGCGAAATCAATACCGCGTTCCAGCAGTGTTTTATCTCGCTTGCCTTGGTCATATTCAATTTTCATACAATTATTGTAGTTACATTAAATAGGAAGTCAAACGTTGATTCTTTGGATTCCGGGCGCTACACTGCTCTGGCAGCGGCGAATTCCGCTGACGGGCGTGGAAACCCGGAAATCCTTACTGCGCACAACCGCGCTTGCGGTTTTTTTGTGTGCGTCGCACGGCTACACCTCTCAATGGTGGGGCGTGCAGGGCAGCCGAAAGGCTGGCCGGGTTCAGTAGGGACCGGTATTTCCACCCCTGTACGTCTCACCACCCATGAGCGTGGAAACTCTGGTGGTGAGTTATCAAAACTCCCTACTGAGGTTGCCACTATGGCTACGATCCCTCCCCGTTTTATATTCATTTTCCGCGCAGTCAGGAACAATGATCCTGATGCCTTACCCGTTTTTCTTCACTCCAGAGCAAACACTGAACGCCAGGCACGAAAGCCACATGAGCCGTTTTATGAGCTTGAACTCATAGAGTGTCACCGCCGTGTTAAAAGCAAACGTCCCCGCATCATCAGGGAGGTGTCGCAGTGAGCGTAAAATTATCGTCATATGTCTGGGATGGCTGCGCTGCCGCAGGAATGAAAATATCCAGCGTAGTAATCATGGCGCGTTTGGCTGATTTCAGCAGCGATGAAGGGGTGTGCTGGCCGTCTATAGCGACAATTGCCCGCCAGATTGGTGCAGGTGAAAGCACTGTCAGGACGGCGATAGCGAAGCTTGAGAAAGATGGCTGGCTGGCCCGCAAACAGCGTCGCCAGGGTAACCGCAATGCCTCAAATGTCTATCAGCTCAACGTGGTGAAACTTCGGATTGCGGCTCTTTCTCACCTGTCAGAATCTGACACCTCAAATTCTGACGCATCAAATTCTGACCCATCAAAATTTGAGGCATCGGAATCCGGTAAGCCGACCGGGTTTGACCCGTCAGAATCTGGCGGGGATCCGTCATTAAATTCAAAACATGATCCGTCATTAAATTCAAAACCCTCTTGTCAGGTTGCATCGCAACCCGACGACCCCGATCAGGATCCGGCAATGCGAGTCCTGGAGCATTTCAACCGGGTTACTGGTTCAAGCTACGGCAAAGGGGGCAGGACTAAAACCACGCTCGGTTATATTCGTGGCCGCCTGGCGGAGGACTACAGCGCCGAAGACCTGATGCTGGTTGTTGATTACCTGACTGCTAAGTGGCGAGGTGATTCGAAAATGGACGACTATCTGCGCCCAAGCACGCTGTTTGGCCCTGATAACTGCGTTGAATATTTCGATAAGGCCACGAAGTGGTGTAAGCGCGGAAGGCCGAAGTGTGTCAACGGCCGCTGGCAGTTAAATGGCACAGCAGATTCGGGTTTTCGCGCTACGTATGCCGATGTTGATTATTCACTGCCAGAAAATTCAGGATTCCGCACATCATGACGATGAATAAATATTGCCAGGCGCTGTCAGCACTCCGCGCACAGCCTTCACACGAACTTAAAGAGATTGGTGATCAGTGGCGTACGCCGGATCTGCTGTTCTGGGGTATTAATGCGATGTTTGGGCCGCTGGTGCTGGATTTGTTCGCTGACGACGTTAACGCAAAATGCCCGGTCTGGTACACCGTCGAAGATAACGCGCTGACTCAGGACTGGGCAGAAATGCTGGCAGCAATCGGCGGGGCGGCGTTCGGCAATCCACCCTATAGCAGATCGCAATACGACGGTAAGCAGGCGATTACTGGCATGACCCACATTATGCGGTATACGGCTGACATGCGTGAGAAGGGCGGGCGTTACGTATTCCTCATCAAAGCAGCTCCCAGTGAAACATGGTGGCCTGAAGATGCCGATCACATCATGTTTATTCGCGGTCGTATTGGCTTCGATCTCCCTGCGTGGTTTGTTCCTGCCGACGACAAGCAGAAGCCTACCAGCGCTTTCTTTGCTGGTGCCATAGCTGTCTTCGATAAGGCATGGCGCGGGGAGCGTTTCAGCTATGTCAGCCGTACAGAACTGGAAGCAAAGGGGCGGGCGTTTATGTCACTTGCGCAGTTTGCCTTTGGGAAACATCAGCCTGCTGTTGTGTCGCACGTTGCCAACGAACCTGTAGCTGACAAGGCTGAGTCAGAACTTCCGCTGAGTCAGAAAGAGATTTTCAGTAAAAGTGGCGTCAGGGTCTGGGCGTGCGTAAGGGCCGCATTTGGTGATAAGGAAGAGTACACCTTCAGCGAATCGAAATTCGGTCATACCTGGGCGGCGGATTCAGTTGAAGCACCGGAATTTGCTCAGGTTTCGCCAGTCACTATCGACAATGCGAAGCAGCTTATTCGCGAGAGTATCCTGTTTGGCGTGGATGAGTGGCTGTTATCACTTCAATTCTATGATGATGCTGCACGTGCGGATGCGTCCGATCGTATTCGCACTGTGGCGGTTGAAGCCTCCGCCGAGTATGGGATTAACAGTCATGACTTTATTGCAGCGCTGAGTGACCTCGACGTTTCAAAGTGGTCCAATATACGCAAGATCCGCGCACATATTCGTGAGAAAGCGAAGCCTGCAGCTGAGTCGCTGCCTGAGTCCCGCATCTGGCCGTTGGAGGTTGGTCTGGTGTTCAGTCAGATTGAGGGGGCGGATTCTCTGGCTCCGGCCCAGCAGAATAAGCTGAAGGCAAACATCAATCAGCTCTGGCTTGAGCGTATGCCCACCAGCGAAATAATCTCCGTGGCTGGTGGTCTGATCAACAGCATGCAGGGAGCCGTCAATGCGTGAAATTATCGTTGATAACTTTGCTGGTGGCGGAGGGGCGAGTACCGGGATTGAGCTGGCGATCGGGCGAAGTGTAGATATTGCCATCAACCACGACGAAAACGCGATCGCCATGCACAAAACTAACCACCCCGACACCCTGCATTACTGCGAATCAGTGTTTGATGTGGATCCGGTAGCTGCAACTGGCGGAATCACGGTCGGCCTCGCCTGGTTCAGTCCTGACTGCCGTCATTTCTCAAAAGCCAAAGGCGCAAAGCCTGTGAAGAAAGAGATTCGCGGGCTTGCCTGGGTCGTCGTTCGCTGGGCGCTGGCAAAACGCCCACGGGTGATGATGCTTGAGAACGTTGAAGAGTTTAAAACCTGGGGGCCGTTGCTGGCTGATGAAATGCGTCCGGACCCTGCTCGCGCTGGCGAAACTTTCCGTGCTTTTGTCAGCATGCTGTCTGATGGAATTCCGGCAGATCACCCGGCTCTGGTCGAGGCATGCGAGTTCCTGTCTATCCCACCGGACGGTAATCAGGCCCGGGCACTGGTTAACGGGTTGGGGTACAGCATTGATTACCGCGAGCTGCGAGCCTGCGACTTCGGTGCGCCGACGATCCGCAAGCGATTCTTCATGGTCATGCGCTGTGATGGTGAGGAAATTCACTGGCCAGAGCCAACTCATGGCGATCCTAAATCGCTGGAAGTTCAGAGCGGCAGGCTGGCGCCATGGCGTACCGCAGCGGAGTGTATCGACTGGTCAATTCCCTGCCAAAGCATTTTTGAGCGTCCAAAACCGCTGGCGGAAAATACGCTGAAGCGCATTGCGCGTGGTATTGAGCGGTTTGTGCTGAACAATCCGACGCCGTTTATTGTGAAGTGTAACCACACCAGCAATCGCACGGCATATGACTGCTTTCGTGGGCAGGGCATTGATAGTCCGCTGCAGACTATTACCAAAACTCACGGATACGCTGTTGTGACCCCGTTTATCGCCGGTAATGGTGGTAGCGAATATCAGGCGAAGCCGCGGGCGATAAATAAACCGGCCCACACCGTGTTGAAAGAGTCCCGCGCCTGCCTGGTGGCGCCAATGATAGCCCGCCAGTTTGGTAACAGTATTGGACACGGCGCTGATGAACCCAATGGAACAGTAACCGCTGGCGGTGGTGGAAAGTCGCAACTGGTGACCACCTTTCTGGCGAAACACTTCGGCGGTAATTATACGGGGCCGGGTGCCGCTATGGATGCACCTGCGCATACCGTAACGACCACTGATCACCATGCTGTTGTGACCTCACACCTGGTTCATCTGCGCGGTACCTGCAAAGATGGTCGGAAAGTGGATCAGCCCATGCCTACGGTGACCGCTGGCGGCCTGCATATCGGAGAGGTTCGCGCCTTCCTGATGAAGTACTACGGCAATGAAAAAAGCGGCGTATCGCTGGATGAACCGCTGGGAACCGTCACAACCAATGATCGCTTCGGCCTGGTAACGGTTGATGGTGCCGACTACCAGATCGTCGATATTGGCATGCGCATGTTGCAACCTCATGAGTTGTATAAGGCTCAGGGCTTTCCCGAAGGTTATATTATCGATCGTGATTATCGTGGCCAGCGCTATGCAAAAGACAAGCAGGTTGCGCGCTGTGGTAACGCCGTTCCGCCCCCGTTTGCCCGTGCGCTGGTAGAGGTCAACCTGCCCGAGTTATGCAACCAGCAGCAGGAGGTTGCATGAGAGCACTGCTAACCCCTGAAGTTGTGCCACGCCTTGGCGTGGTACTGCTCAAACCGGGTAAAGAGTTAATGCGCCTGTTCTCTGCGGGGCGCGTGCTGGTGGAACCTGAACCGGAGAATATGGCCAGGCTGTCAACTGGTCGGGTACCCGATGCCCGGCAGCCGCTGGCAGAGGATGAAACGCTGATCCCATTTTTCACTGATGAGAGGGTGATCCGTGCTGCGGGTGGTCTCTCCGGGCTGGATCACTGGCTTGAGCGGAATGCCTGTGAATGTCAGTACCCGCACTCGGATTATCACCATCATGAGCTGGTGACTATGCGGCACGCCCCGGGCGCGATGATGCTTTGCTGGCACTGCGATAACAAACTTCGTGAGCACACAACTGATCTGCTAGCTGCTATAGCGCGTCGCAACGTCATTGAATGGATCATTGATATCGTGCTGATCGGTCTTCGGTTTAATCGTGAGCGGGAATTGTCGATCGCTGAGCTGTGCTGGTGGGCAATTTATGTCGGTGTGGCCGACGCTATACCTGAAGAACTGGCTGCAAGGGCGCTGCAGATGCCTTATGAACCTTTTCCATCTGTCTATAAGGAAAGCGAAATCATCGCATCAGATGATAGGCCAACTGTCGCTCTGCAGAGGAGGATAAAGACTGCTGGATCGTTAAAAAGCTGCAGGCCCCAGGGAAATCAGCAGGTAATGCAGGAGCAGCAGCCAAAGGTTATAGCATTGAGCGCAGATCCGGAATCACCGGAGTCGTTCATGTTACGGCCTAAGCGCCGCCGCTGGGAGAATGAGAAGTATACGCGCTGGGTAAAAAGCCAGCCCTGCGAGTGTTGTCGCCGTCCGGCAGATGATCCGCATCATGTTATCGGTCATGGGATGGGCGGTGCTGCTACCAAAGCCCACGACCTGTTCGTGTTCCCTCTGTGCAGAGAGTGCCACGACAAATTGCATGCCGATGTAGCGGCGTTCGAGCAGAAATACGGCACGCAACTGGAGCTGCTGTTTCGATTTCTGGATAGGGCGATGGCGATCGGCGTAATCGTTAAAGCGTAAGTGTATGGAGCGCGAATCTGAATGAACTTACAGGCCATTGAATATACCCGGATAGAAGTAAGGCGCGCCCTGGCGAATTTATCTGAAGGGACAAAGGGGCAGCTGCAGGCGTTTAGCGATCATCCACCAGCAGACAAAAATAAAACTCCCCGTTGCGGGCAGCCTCTTATCGAACTGGAGGGCGGGGAAGGCTGTGGACGCTCGCTTGTGAAGGCATTAACCACGCCTGTTTATGTGCTGGAAACGAGAAGCCGCCGCCGACCATTCCCGCCAATACAGGATCTGGAATTTAGTTACACATCGTGGCGGCGGGTAATCAATTCACTGGATGACTACCAGCAGGCATGGATCCGTTACTGCTACGGTTTTGATCTGAACTTCAGGTACCAGACGCTGATTTGCCAGCACGTCTGGAATGAGTTTCAGAATTGCCAGGTAGAGAAAAAGCTGCAATCACGGGTAGTAAAAAAAGTGGTAGGTCTGGTTTGGCTGGCGGCGCAGGATGTTGCGGCGGCCAGAAACAATGACACTTATAAGGAGTATGCCGGTGCGGCGCTGTCGCGCATGATGTCTGTGGATCGTTCAACCTGGTTACGTGTGTATGCATCGCGCTGGGCGAGTTTAAAAGCGGCATTTGTCGAACTGGACACTCATGCACTACAAACGATCCTCATCAGGCGCGAAGAGCTGGAAGAAGCGAAAGCTCTGGAAATATGACCTAAATTTCACTATCTCCTTCTAATGGGCTTGCAAAATGCAACAAAAAGAGTCATATTTAAGCCTAATTTGATATGTTGTCAAAGCTCTACCCAACCTCGCTCTGGCGGGGTTTTTTTATGTCTTTTGCAAAGACTTCTTGCTGCTGCCAGCAACCAGAGTTATCTGTATGTTACTTTATTTTTTAAGGTAAAAGACATGCTAAATCAGCAAGATATGACCCACGCCGCTAGTATTCTTTACTGCTGCCTAAGTGATAAAAACTGGAAGTCAGTCGAATATCTGGCAAACCTTATGCGTATGAGCCTAGGGCGCTGCCAGTTGATACTGACACAGTTGGTTATGGCAGGGCTGGCAATAGAGGATACCAGCGGGGAAAACTTCAGACGCTGTCGATAAACGGCAGTTTGCAGCTTTTGAAATGAGCGGCTGGTGGGTGTTGGTAGCACCCGACCAGCCATTCGCTCATGCTAAAGGTCACAAGCGAACCGAGGCTCACCGCTTTAGCGCTAAAGCATAGTGAGCCTATCAGAGACCCGCTTACTGATCCATGAATAACACTGTAAAAATATCCAGTTGTGAGCTAATCAACGCTGATTGCCTGCACTTTATAGCTACCCTTCCTGATAACTGCATCGATTTAATTGTTACCGATCCGCCTTACTTCAAGGTGAAGCCAAACGGATGGGATAACCAGTGGAAGGGGGATGAAAATTATCTTCACTGGCTCGATCGCTGCCTGGCTGAATTCTGGCGTGTGCTGAAACCCGCCGGTAGCATTTACCTGTTTTGTGGTCACCGACTTGCTGCAGATATAGAAATATTAATGCGCGACCGTTTCAGCATCCTGAACCACATCATCTGGGCTAAACCGAGTGGCCGCTGGAATGGTTGCAATAAAGAAAGCCTGCGCGCGTATTTCCCGGCCACTGAGCGTGTTCTTTTTGCTGAGCATTATCAGGGGCCATTTAAGCCCAAAGACGATGGCTATGCGGCAAAATGTGGTGAACTCAAACGGCATGTGTTGACACCACTTATTTCATATTTCCAGGATGCGCGGGAAGCGCTTGGCGTTACCTCGAAACAAATCGCCGAGGCCACCAGTAAGAAGAGCATGGCTTCTCACTGGTTTGGTTCCAGCCAGTGGCAGCTGCCGGGTGAAGCGGATTACCTTAAATTGCAGAAGCTCTTCACCCAGATCGCTATCGAGAAGCATCAGCGTGCCGAACTGGCGCAGCCTCATCACCAACTGGTGGCAACATACCAGTCACTGAACCGTAAATATTCTGAGCTGCTGGAGGAGTACAAATCCCTCCGGCGGTATTTTGCTGTGTCAGTTGAAGTGCCATATACCGATGTCTGGACGCATAGACCCGTTCAGTTTTACCCCGGCAAACACCCATGCGAAAAACCTGCTGACATGTTGGAGCAGATCATCAGTGCCAGCAGCAGACCCGGGGATGTGGTGGCTGATTTCTTCATGGGCTCCGGTTCCACGTTAAAAGCGGCGATCGATTTAGGCCGTAAGGCTATTGGCGTCGAGCTGGAAACAGAGCGGTTTAACCAGACCGTTGAAGAAATCAGAGTGTTACCAGAAAAATAAACGGCTCACTCAATGAGCCGGAAGCGTCATCAATCGGCTCGCCACGTTTGTCATGCTGTGGTGGTCATCTCTTTCAGGCCCAGGGTTTCATCCTCAATATAGCCATGTAGCGCCACGATCCTGAAGCCTGAATTTCCCCCAACACAGCACCTCGAACATCACTTCGGAGGTGGATTCATGAACCATGCAAACGGGATTTTTGAGCAAACTATGAAATGGATCGAGATGTACCTCCCTTCGGTATACGCAGGTCTGTGCGCCCTGGGTATTTCAGCGCTGATCGACATCAGGGCAGGAAAGCCGAAGCTGTACACCGCAACGGGAGCGCTGATCTGCGGTATTTTCGCCCTGGCCATTTCAGCATTACTTGAATACTTCGGCCTCCCTGCTAATTCCGGCGCGTTTGTGGGTGCGCTGGTGGGCTTCGTTGGTGCTGATCGCCTACGCGATATGGCACTGGCTGTTGTTTCCAGGAGAGCCGGCATCAACACAACGGAGAGCAATAAATGACAGCACGCGGGATCCGCAATAATAACCCCGGCAATATCCGCTGGGGTGACGAGTGGAAGGGGCTGGTGCCAGAAACTCAGCGCACTGATAAATCATTCTGTCAGTTCAAATCGGCGGAGTATGGCATCAGAGCGATGATTATCATCTTGCGCAACTACCAGCGTAAACATGGGCTCAGCACCATCAGCGGTATCATAAACCGCTGGGCACCGACCAATGAGAACGACACACAGGCCTATATCAACAGCGTAGCGAAAGCGACGGGCGTTGATCCTGACCAGCGTATTGATACCAGCGACAGCCGATTCATGATGAAACTGTTGCAGGCCATCATTCAGCATGAAAACGGGGACCAGCCGTACAGCTTTGATGTTTTTGTTAAGGCCATCGATCTGGCGGGGTGACAGATGTTCTCTCTGCTGAAGACATTCTGGAAGCCGTTGACGATCATACTGCTGGTGGTCATTGCGTTTGTTACAGGTGATAGCTGGCGCGATCGAGCGTGGCGAATAAAATGGGCCGATCGTGACGCCGAAGAGTCTTCACAGGCCGCGAACGCGCAGACCGCCGCCCGTATGATTGAACAAGGGCGCATTATTGCCCGTGATGAGGCCGTGAAAGATGCACAAACGCAAGCCGCAAAAGCTGCTGCCACTGCTGCTGGTCTGTCTGCCACTATTAGCCAGTTGCAGCAACAAGCCAAAAAACTTGCCACCCACCTGGACGCCGCAAAGTACACCGCAGATCTTGCCGCTGCCGTCCGAAGCAAAACAGCCAGCGCCAACGCCGGAATGCTCGCCGACGTGCTCGGAGATATTGCAGCAGAAGCTCAACGTTATGCTGAAATCGCTGACGAACGCTACCGTGCCGGAATGACGTGTGAACGCATTTATGACTCGGTAAGAACATCCAACAATCAATCAGGGGTTATCGATGGCAACTATCATCACGCCGATCATTAAGTATTTTGAGTATGAGCACTTACCTCCGCATTTGCAGGAAGTTAGTAAACCTATCGGTGATCTGGCTAAGCTGATGGATGCAATGCTGCCGAATGGCCCGGAGAAGGCGGTTGGCTTGAGGAAACTGCTTGAGGCGAAGGATGCATTAGTCCGCGCTAAGTTAGGGTAAGACATTCCAGCAGGCATCACCACGCTATTCAGGACTCGTACATGGTTACAATCGCATGTGCGGCCAGCGGCCCATCACTGGCATCAACTGATTGCCTGACTCTCCATCGTGCAAATATCCCGATAATCGCTGTGAACAGTTCGTGGCACGCGGTGCCGTACTGTTCTGCAATATACGCGGCGGATTGCTGCTGGTGGGAAGAGCATTACAGCACCATCACCTCATCGGCTGAACGGTGGTGCGGTGATGAATTTACCGCTCGCCGCTTTGGCATCAACTGCTTTCCCTCGGTGCTGCCAGGCTCCTACAACTCCGGGCAGCGCGCTATTGAACTTGCGATTCATTTAGGTTCCAGCAGGATCCTGTTGCTGGGCTATGACTGCTCAATACGTCATGGCACCCACTGGCACGGTAATCACCAGTTGCTGGCCAACCCGGATAAATTCAGCGTGGCGCGCTGGCATGATGAATTTAGCCGCCTCGATACCATCGCTGGTGGTACTGAGATAATCAACTGTTCCCGCTATACGCGGCTCACCTGTTTTCCTCGCCAGTCGTTAGAGGCTGTGCTTTCTCTGTAGGATATTTATGGCATTAAGACGAAAAGTCAGCATCCGTGGGATGTACGGGCTTGGTGATTCTATTTATCAGCGCGCATTTGTACGCCAGTTCCACGGTGCGTTCCTGCGTACACCGTGGCCTGAGCTTTATTGCGATCTGGATGTTCAGTTTGTTCGCTCCAACACCAGCCTGCGCACGCAGCGTAAAAACGAAGAGAGAACGGGCGTGACTTACGTTCGGGAGCCAGCGCGACCTTCGGAAGTCCTGACCATCTTTTATGGTCCGGAAGAGCTGAAAAAAGGTTCCATTGTCGACGCCATGACGTGGCAGTTTGGCAAGGCGGCCAGCGTGTTCGATTTGCCGTCGTATGGTGAATCGCCAGTGAAGGCGGATAAGCCGATAGCCGTGATTCGTCCTGCCACCGTCCGTAAAGAGTGGGCGAACCCGGCACGCAATCCTGATCCGAAATATCTGGCCGCCGCCGCGCGAGAACTCCGCAGGCACTTCTACGTAGTCAGCCTGGCAGATCTGGAAGAAGACTGTCAATACCGATCGAATTCTGACCCACCCTGCCAAAGTAAAACTGACCCACCCCCTTTGAATCATTCGAGCGTTGTTGCTTTCGTTTTCTTCTGGAGTTGACCGCTTTTCAGCTTATCTTTCAGTCGATAGCTTTGGCCGCTGATTTGGGCGATATGCGCATGGTGAAGCAGCCGATCCAGCATCGCTGCCGTCAGTGTCTCGTCATCACCAAACGTTCCGGACCACTGCGTAAACGGCAGGTTGCTGGTCAGGATCACGCTGCCTGACTCATACCGTTTAGCGACTACCTGGAAGAACAGGTTCGCCTCCATTTTACCGAACGGCAGATATCCCACTTCGTCGATGATCAACAGCTTAGGTTTACCTACGACGCGGTTCAGGTAGCCCTTCAGGTCACCCTGACGATGTGACGCCATCAGTTGCAGCATCATGTCGGCGGCGGTAATGAACCGAATGCTTAAACCCGCCATCGCGGCCTTATAGCCAATGGCGGTCGCCAGGTGCGTTTTGCCGACGCCAGAAGGCCCGAGCAGGACAACGTTCTCCTGACGTTCGATAAATGTCAGACCCGCCAACTCCTGGATCTGACTTCGTGGAACGCCACTGGCATAGGCGTAATCGAACTGCTCCAGTGTTTTTATCACCGGCAGGCCTGATAACCGCAAAATGGTCTGGCGACGCCGTTCGTTCTGGCCATCATGCTGGAGCTGCAAAACGGCTTCCAGGAAGTCGGCATGCGTGCCGCTGTTGTCGATGGTCGCCTGTGCCACACCCGGCCACTCTGCCGGCAGGCGGTCGAGCTTGAGTTGCTCGCAGAGCGCGGCAATACGATCATGTTGAAGGTTCATGCTGGCACCTCGAGCAAGGCCTGGTACGTTGCCAGAGGATGTTGCAGGCTCTCGGTCGGCACCGGACGCTGGCTGAGCGCTGGGACAGGTGCAGGCAATGCCAACGTGACCTTCGGTAACGGCAATAGCGCAGCACGCTCGCGCGGCATGCGCTGCTCAGGCGGTACGCCTGTGGTGCCATGCACTCGTGTGTTCGCGACGGTGACCAGCCACTCGCCGATGCGTGTGTTGGCAGCAGGTACATCCAGTACCAGCCCGGCCTGCCGGAAGGTCGCGGTAAGAGGCACGATAAAGCTGTTCTTGAGGTAATGGTTAAACCGCTCAACCTTACCCTTGGTCTTGGCGCGATAGGGTCGGCAGACCTTGGGAGTAAAGGCATACTTCTCGGCGACGTGCATCAACTGCGGGTTCCAGCGATGCTTACCGGGGCCGTAGACATCGCGCTCAATGATGATGGCCTTGGCGTTGTCGAACAGCAGCTGATGCGGCGTCCCGCCGAAGAACCTGAGCGCAGACTCAATGCCGTCACACCAGGCAGCGGAGTCCTGGTTGCTGTAAAACTTGACGAAAGTCGCGCGGCTCCAGCCCAGCGTGGCGACAAAGGCCAGCAATGGGTTATGACCGAGTCTGATGATGGTGAAATCAACTTGCATCTGAAAGCCAGGCTCGGTCTCGAAGCGTGTTACCTCTTCAGTGACGGGCTGCTTAATGGGGTGCAGGAAAGCGGTCAGCATGCTGTAACCACCCTCGTAACCACGCTGACGGATCTCGCGCAGCAGCACACTGGCGGGTATCCAGAGGGGCCTGGCAGCGGCCACGCGCTCAAGGATATAGGTCTTGAACGGGTCAAGCTTGCAGGGTCTGGGTGCGCGAGGCTTGTAGCGCATATCCGCTACGGGCAGCGGGCTACGAATATATCTGCGAACGGTCTCACGAGAGCATGAAAGCTGGCGCGCGATGGCGCGTATCGACATGCCCTGACGGTGTAAAACACTAATCTCCACTCTGGTCTCCAATGTCATCATTGGCAGTGCCTTAAAACTGCCATTTTTACCCTAGGTGGGTCAGATTTACATCGGCAGGTGGGCCAGTTTTACATCGGTAGCGACAGAAGACGAAGAATGGCTGGTTGGCGAACAACCGGAAGCCGATTTGCAGCTGCATCAAGGCGAGCTGTCACTAACCGAAATGCTGGCGCTGGTTGAGCAGGCGGCGGTAGTTATTTCCGGGGTGGGCTGGGCGTTGCCGGCGGCTATCTGCTATCAAACGCCCGTCTTCATCGTGCAGGGCGGCTGTGGTGCTCACAATGCACCTCATATCGTTACTGACCCTGAGATGGATTTATCACGGGTTGGGTGGGCTCAGCCTGACGATTACTGCATGTGCGCCAGCATGGATCACGACTGCAGCAAGTACATTTCCGGATTCAACGACAAATTCAAAGGCTGGTTACATGACATCGTTCTCAAATGAACTGCAAAACGGCCTGGTGTGGTTGCCCGAGCTGGGTATGGGGCGTTATCCCGTTCCCGCCGCCCGGCCATATGATGCGAACTATTTCGCCAGATACCGCCAGATGGCTGAAACCTCAATGGGCCTCCAGCTGACTACGGCGCGCCTGCTGCTGGTTGGTCGCCATTATCTGGGGAAAGTACTGGATGTGGGAATTGGCTCTGGCCAGTTCGTCGAGTGCCGCCCGGACACGTGGGGATATGACGTCAACCCGGAAGGCGTTGCATGGCTACAGGCCCGAATGCGCTGGGCTGATCTGTACGCTGCTGATATTACTTTTCCGGCATTAACGTTCTGGGATTCACTGGAGCACATCGACGAACCCGAGGCGGCTGTAGCGAAAGCAGGCCAGTGGGTGTTCGTGTCACTGCCTGTGTTCAGGGACGCCGAGCATATATTGAAATCCCGTCACTACCGCAAAGATGAGCATATCTGGTACTGGACGCACGACGGTTTGCTGAAGTGGTTTGAGGCTCAGGGCTTTGTCTGCGTCGAGCACAACACGATCGAGAGCGCGCTGGGCCGCGATGGTATCAGCAGTTACGCATTCCGGAGGAAATAGCATGCCGCCGAGAACGCCAAAAGCCTGTAGAAAACGAGGATGCAGGAATACCACAACGGACCGTTGCGGCTACTGTGACGAGCACAAGGGGGATGGCTGGCAGCAGTACAAGCCTGGTCAGACCCGCCACCAGCGCGGTTATGGCACGGCCTGGGATCGGCGTCGTATGCGGATCCTTGAGCGTGATGGTGGGCTGTGCTGTGAGCACCGCAGGCAGGGGGTGGCTGTTGTGGCAAAGCATGTTGACCACATCATTCCTAAATCTCAGGGCGGTACGGACGACGATGGCAACCTGCAGAGTCTGTGCACTGCCTGTCACCGTACCAAAACAGCCCGCGAAGGTCGGGGCAGGGGGGCGGGGTAAAATCTCTCCCGCCTTTGCCTTCCCGGACTGCCCGCCTCGTCATATTTTTACGCGCCCAAAATAAGAAACTTTTTTCCGGAAGGCGACGCCTATTGATCAGGAGGTATTTATGGGTGTATCCGTGCGATCTTCCGGCGGCGGTCGAAAAAGAAATTTACCCACTGGGCAAACCAGCAAACTGACCAGAATTGCACCTCCTCCGGAGTTGATGGGGGATGTGGCGATCCGGCTATGGAAAACCCAGAGCAAAATTTTAATTGAGCGGGGTGTGTTCGAGGTCGAGGATGCGCCGATCCTTCTCGCGTACTGCAATGCGTTTCATCTGATGATTGAAGCCGAAAAAGTTATCGCAAAAGAGGGGCTGACCGTCTCCAGTGAGATGGGAGGGGAGAAGAAGCACCCCGCTATCAACGTCAGAAATGACTCTGTTTCTCAGGTTGCCCGTCTGGGTTCGCTTCTCGGACTTGACCCACTGAGTCGACTACGTATGACCAGCGGTAAGAATGATCCGGACGATGCAGGGAATGAATTCGATGAGTTTGATTGATGGCTACATATCCGAACGTCAATGCGGCGAACCAGTATGCGCGGGACGTCGTGAACGGGAAGATTCTGGCATGTCGGTTAACCATTCTTTCCTGTCAGCGTCACCTGGATGATCTCGAACGCGCGAAGGATCCAAACTGGCCCTATCGTTTCGATAAGAATAAGGCTGAACGTTTTTTAAGATTTTCTCAGAAGATGCCCCACACCTCCGGAGAGTGGGCGCGGCGTAAGCTCAGGATAGAGTTTGAGCCCTGGCAAAAATTCTCCCTGGGTGTTCCTTTTGGCTGGGTACGCAAAGACACCGGGTTTCGCCGCTTTACTGAGATCTATATCGAGGTGCCGCGTAAAAACGGTAAATCCGCGATAGCGGCGGCGATCGGCAATTATATGTTCTGCGCCGATGGTGAATATGCCGCGGAAGTTTACTGTGGCGCCACGACAGAAAAGCAGGCGTGGAAGGTGTTTGCGCCGGCGCTGGCGATGGTGAAAAAGCTGCCGTCTTTGCGTCAGAAATTCAGCATTAAGCCCTGGGCTAAACGGATGACCCGCCCGGATGGTTCCGTTTTTGCGCCAATCATCGGTGACCCCGGAGACGGTGACTCACCGTCCTGCGCCATTATCGATGAGTATCACGAGCATGATACCGATGCGCTCTATACCACTATGACAACGGGTATGGGGGCGCGTGAACAGCCTGTAACGCTCATCATTACCACCGCAGGATATGACATTTCATCTCCCTGTTACGAGAAGCGCGCTCAGGTGGTAGAAATACTGGAGCGCATCAGGGAAGGAGGCGAAAACGAGGCCATATTTGGCATCATCTATACCCTTGATGATGATGACGATTGGACAAAGCCGGAAGCGCTGATAAAGGCAAACCCAAACTACGGAGTGTCGATAAAGGAAAGCTTCCTCAGGGCTAAGCAGCTGCTGGCCATGTCCACACCCAGCCAGACCAACAAGATCCTCACCAAACACTTTAACAAGTGGGTGAGTTCGAAAGCAGCCTTCTACAACCTGCAGAAGTGGATGGCAGCAGCAGATAAAACGCTGAAGCTGTCGGATTTTGCCGGAGAGGAATGCTACCTGGGGATTGACCTGGCGTCGAAGCTGGACCTCAACGCTGTTGCGCCGATCTTCAGGCGAGAAATTAACGGACTTAGCCATTTTTACTGTGTCGGCCCGATGTTCTGGGTGCCAGAGGATACGGTGTATTCCACCGATCCGGCGCTGAAAACCACGGCTGAACGTTATCAGTCATTCGTCAATCAAGGGGTTCTGGTGCCCACCGATGGCGCAGAGATGGATTACCGCATCATTTTTGAGTCCATCATTCAGTTGCGTGAGTCGGTGAAGATAGCGACATGCCCGATTGACCCCTACGGGGCGACCAGCATTTCCCACATGCTGCTGGATGAAGGCCTGGAGCCCATAACCATCACTCAGAACTACACCAATATGAGCGATCCAATGCGTGAAATCGAAGCGGCAATCGCCGCCGGGCGTTTTCATCATGATGGTAATCCGCTAATGAACTGGTGTGTTTCTAACGTGGTCGGGAAGTATCTTCCGGGCAGCGATGATGTAGTCCGTCCGGTGAAAGAGGGGGGCGGCAACAAGATTGATGGTGCGGTGAGCATGATGATGGGTGTTGGCCGCGCAATGCTGAACGAGCCAAAAGATTTTCTCTCCAATCTCGATCCAGACGAGGACGTTTTATTCCTGTGAAATCACTAATTATCGATGTTGCCGGGTTGTCTGGCTTCAGCGCGCTGGTGGGCGGTATTTACCTAAAATACGGCGCGGCGGCTGCGCTTATGGCTGGTGGTGCCGGGCTTCTGTTGTGGGCGCTACTGGCGGCAAGGGGATCAAAATGCTGATTAATGCCATGTTCAGAAGCAACTCGCTTGAAAATCCTGCTGTTCCGTTGACTGCTGAAGCAGCCGAAAACGACGGGGTTTTTAACGGTGACGTGATCGTTAACCCCAAAACGGCGATGAAGCTGGCGGCGGTGTATGCCTGTATTTACGTCATTTCCTCCAACGTTGCCCAGATGCCGCTACACGTTATGCGGCGAACCGGGAAGTTTGTGGAGCCGGCGCGGGATCACCCCGTTTTTTATCTGGTTCATGATGAGCCGAACGACTGGCAAACCAGCTACAAATGGCGCGAACTGAAGCAGCGCCACATTCTCGGGTGGGGGAATGGCTATACCCACGTTAAGCGCAATCGCCGGGGGGAAGTTATCCAGCTTGAAGCCTGCATGCCATGGGAAACGACGCTGCTGAATACTGGCGGGCGCTATACCTACGGCATGTACAACGAAGAGGGCTCTTTTGCTATCAGCCCTGACGACATGATCCACATCCGGGCGCTGGGGAATAACCAGAAGATGGGGCTGAGTCCGATTCTCCAGCACGCTGAAACGATCGGTATGGGGATGAGCGGGCAGAAATATACCGAGAGCTTTTTTAGCGGGAATGCCCGTCCGGCGGGGATTGTGTCGGTAAAAGGGGAACTTAACGACAACTCCTGGGATCGTCTCAAAAAGATGTGGCAGAAAGCTTCTGCCATGCTGCGAAGCCAGGAAAACAGAACCATGCTGCTGCCGGCAGAGCTTGACTATAAAGCCCTGACCGTCTCCCCCGTTGATGCACAGCTCATCGACATGATGAAGCTTAACCGCTCAATGATTGCCGGAATCTTCAACGTACCGGCACACATGATCAACGACCTGGAAAAAGCGACATTCTCCAATATCTCCGAGCAGGCCATTCAGTTTGTGCGCTACACGATGATGCCCTGGGTGACGAACTGGGAGCAGGAGATAAACCGTCGCCTGTTCACCCGTGCCGAGCGGGAGGCCGGGTATTACGTCCGCTTTAACCTGACGGGCCTGCTGCGCGGTACGCCGAAAGAGCGTGCTCAGTTCTACCATTTTGCCATCACAGATGGCTGGATGAGCCGCAATGAGGCCCGCGCCTTTGAGGATATGAATCCCAAAGACGGGCTCGACGAGATGCTGGTGAGCGTCAACGCTGCCGATCCGGCAAAAGATTTTAAAGACGACGATAAAACGGAGGGCAATTCCGATGAGTGACGATCGGGAAACACGCTGCTACAGCGGCGAGGTCAGGGCCGAGCAGCACGATCAGCAGCCGACGCGCATTATCGGTTATGGCTCGGTGTTCAATTCGCGCTCTGAACCGCTATGGGGGTTCCGCGAGATTATTAAGCCAGGCGCGTTTGATGATGTGCTGGGCGACGATGTGCGCGGCCTGTTCAACCATGATCCTAACTTTATTCTGGGGCGCAGCGCGTCCGGCACGCTGACGGTTTCGACCGATGAGCGTGGTTTACGTTATGACATCGAAGCACCTGACACTCAGACCATCCGCGATCTGGTGCTGGCACCAATGCTTCGCGGTGACATCAACCAGTCCAGTTTCGCCTTCCGGGTCGCCCGGGACGGCGAGCGCTGGTATGAGGATGAAGAGGGCGTGGTTATTCGTGAAATTTCGCGCTTCTCACGTCTCTTTGATGTTAGCCCCGTAACGTATCCGGCGTACCAGGAAGCTGATTCCGGGGTTCGCTCCCTGAAAGCCTGGCAGGAAGCACGCGACAGCGGCGCGCTGAAGCTTGCCATTAACCAACGAATGGCGCGCGAGCGCGTCCTGACACTTCTTAATGCATAAGGAAACATCCATGAAGCTTCATGAAATGAAACAAAAGCGCAACACCATCGCGACCGAAATGCGTGCGCTGAACGAAAAGATCGGGGATAACGCCTGGACTGATGAGCAGCGCACTGAGTGGAATAAGGCTAAAACCGAGCTGGAAGGGCTGGATGAGCGTATTGCCCGCGAAGAAGAGTTGCGCGATATGGATCAGAAATACATCGATGATAAAAGCGATGAACAGCGCGACAATCTGGATAAGGATAACGGTAAAAAGCCGGACGAACAGCGCGGCCAGATTTTTGATAAATGGATGCGCCACGGCGCCAGCGAGCTGACCGCTGAAGAGCGTAAGGCCCTGCGTGAACTGCGTGCTCAGGGTGTCGCGCCGGATGAAAAGGGCGGCTATACCGTGCCGGACACTTTCCTTGCGAAAGTCGTCGAGCAGATGAAGGCTTACGGTGGTATCGCCAGCGTAGCGCAGATCCTGACAACCTCAGAGGGCCGCACCATGGAGTGGGCTACCGCCGATGGTACCGCTGAGGTGGGTGTGCTGCTGGGCGAGAACGAAGAGGCAGGGGAAGAAGATACCGAATTTGGCATGGACAGCCTGGGTGCGCTGAAAATGACCTCTAAAATCATTCGCGTATCTAACGAACTGCTGCAGGACAGCGCGATCGACATGGAAGCCTATCTTGCCCGCCGTATCGCGGAGCGTATTGGGCGCGGTGAAGCCCGCTATCTGATCCAGGGGACTGGCGCTGGTACGCCGAAGCAGCCGAAAGGCCTGGCGGTATCTGTGACCGGCACCACCCAGACAGCCGCTGCAACGGCGGTGAAATGGCAGGAAATTCTGGCACTCAAACACAGTATCGACCCGGCTTATCGCCGCGGGCCGAAGTTCCGCCTTGCTTTCAATGACAGCACCCTGAAACTTATCAGCGAAATGGAAGATGGTCAGGGCCGCCCGCTGTGGTTGCCGGATATTGTTGGCGTGGCTCCGGCTTCGGTGCTCAACGTGCCATATGTAATCGATCAGGAGATTGATGATATCGGGGCGGGTAAAAAGTTCATGTTCTGCGGTGACTTTGATCGCTTCATTATCCGTCGCGTGCGCTACATGATCCTGAAGCGCCTGGTGGAGCGTTACGCTGAATTCGACCAGACCGGCTTCCTGGCGTTCCATCGCTTCGACTGCATTCTGGAAGACACTTCCGCTATTAAAGCGCTGGTGGGCAAAGGCAGCGCCAGCAGCTGATAACTTTTGTAACTTCTGACGGAACACGCCACGCCGCTTAACGCGGTTTTTTTGTGCCCGCTTCCGGCGGGCACAGGAGGGTTTATGCTGCTCAAAATGGAGGAGATCAAAGCCCAGCTCAGGCTGGACGAAGATTTCACCGATGAAGACAGTCTGCTGGAACTGATGGGGCAGGCGGTGCAGAGCCGGACCGAAAATTTCCTCAACCGCAGGCTTTATGCAACGGCAGCCGATTTGCCAGAAGACGATCCCGATGGTCTGGTGATGCCGGATGAAATCAAGCTGGCGCTACTGTTGCTGGTCACCCACTTCTACGAGAACCGCTCAACGGTCACCGAGGTTGAAAAGCTTGAGTTGCCGATGAGCTTTAACTGGCTGGTTGGGCCTTACAGGTATATCCCGTTATGAAACTGCGACAGGCGCAGACCAGCGCCACCTACCTTTTTCCTGACCCGGGCGAGCTGGATAAGCGGATAGCGATTCGCCTGCGGGTGGATGAGCCGAATGATGATTTTGGCGTATCTCCCACGTACCCGGATGAGATCCGAACCTGGGCGAAGTTAGCCCAGCCCGGCGCAGCGGCTTATCAGGGCTCTGTACAGACGGAAAATACCGTAACGCATTATTTCACGATCCGCTGGCGAGCGAAGATAACCGCCGATCATGAGGTGTTCTGCGAAGGGCAGGTTTATCGCATTCGCCGCGTGCGTGACCTGAACAGTGAGCGCCGCTATCTACTGCTGGAATGTGAGGAACTTGGTACGGATCGAGGGGTCAGCTATGCAGAACAAAGCATTTTTACACGTTGATTTTGAACAGCCGAAAGAGCTGGTTTTCAATCGCGCCCGCATGCGCCGGGCGTTTGTCACCATTGGTCAGGTGCATATGCGGGATGCCCGCCGTCTGGTCATGCGTCGGGGACGCTCTGCACCCGGCGAAAACCCGGCATACCGTACAGGGAAACTGGCCCGCTCAATAGGTTATTACGTTCCTCGCGCATCCAAACGACGCCCGGGTTTGATGGTGAAGATTGCTCCCAACCAGAAGAACGGCGAGGGGAATCGCCATATTTCTGGTGCCTTTTATCCGGCGTTTCTGTTTTACGGTGTGCGCCGCGGCGCTAAGCGTAAAAAAGGGCATCATCGCGGTGCGTCCGGCGGCAGTGGCTGGAAAATTGCTCCACGTAATAACTACATGGTCGAAGTACTGGAGCGTCGTCGCAGCTGGACCCGGTATGTGCTGTCGCGTGAGCTGCGCAAGTCCCTTCGTCCGCAGAGAAGGAAAAAGAAATGAAACTGACGCCGATTGTGGCCGCACTGCGGGCCCGATGCCTGCGTTTTGAAAATCGCGTGGGTGGCGCCGCACAGTTTAAGGCGATCCCGGATGCCGGAAAACTGAAGCTTCCCGCCGCTTATGTGGTACCGGCGGAGGATGTAACCGGGGAACAACGCTCCCAGACTGACTACTGGCAGGATTTGACAGAGGGATTTTCTGTGATCGTCGTTCTCAATAATGAGCGTGACGAAAAAGGCCAGTGGGCATCCTATGACGCGGTGCATGATGTGCGTCATGAAATCTGGAAAGCGCTTCTGGGATGGTGCCCGGATCCTGACGCCCATGAAATTCAGTACGCTGGTGGTATGTTGCTGGAGCTGAACCGCTATGAACTTTATTACCAGTTCGACTTCACGGTGAAATATGAGATCGACGAGGCTGACTCCCGCCAGCAGGATGATCTCGACGCGCTGGAAGAGCTGAAGACACTCAGTATCGATGTGGACTATATCGGCCCCGGCGGCGGGCCAGACGGTAATATTGAGCACCACACCGAAATCACCTTCCCGTAACCCTCTACCTGGAAAAAATAATGTTTGTGAAACCCAAAAGGGGGCGATCCGTTCCGGATCCGACCCGCGGCGATCTTTTGCCTGAATCTGGGCGAAATGTGGAAGTAAACGCCTACTGGTATCGCCGCGAAGCTGCTGGCGATATTGAGAAAATCTCGCGTAAAGGGGATAAAAATGACCGTAAGCTTTAACACCATCCCGGCTGATAACCGGGTGCCGCTATTTTATGCTGAAATGGATAACAGCGCGGCAAACACCGCACAGGACAGTGCCCCTTCTCTGCTAATTGGGATGGCGCTACCTGAATCGGATATGCCGCTGAATCAATTGGTGATTATGCCATCGAAGGATTTAGCTAAAAAAATGGCGGGCCGTGGCAGCCAGCTGGCTCGCATGGTGGAGGCATACCGCCAGGTGGATCCGTTTGGTGAACTCTGGGTGATTGCCGTTCCTGATAATGGTGAAGCGGCGTCGGGCACTATTACCATCACCGGCACAGCGACGGATGCGGGTACCGTGAACCTCTACGTTGGCACCCGTAAGGTACAGGTAACAGTGGCAACGGGGGACACTGGCGATCAGGTGGCACAGGCCATGCTGAGTATTATCAATAATAACCCCGATTTGCCTGTCAGCGCGGAATATCAGACGACTTCTGCCGGGGAAGCGCAGGGCACAGTTATTCTCTCTGCTGTGAACAGCGGCCCGGTGGGCAATAATATTCCGTTAACCCTGAATTACTACGGTACCGCCAGCGGTGAAGAGATCCCCGCGGGGTTAAGTATTCAGACGGGTAAAATGAGCGGTGGTGCTGGTGATCCAGACTTGTCTCAGGCGATTGCTGCTATGGGGGACGAGCCTTTTGATTATATCGGGCTGCCATTCAGCGATGCGAACTCCCTGCAATTGATGTCGGTTGAAATGAACGACAGCGCCGGGCGATGGAGTTACATCCGCCAGCTTTATGGTCATGTTTACACTGCCAAAACCGGCTCGCTGTCTGAACTGGTGGCATTTGGTGATTCGCTCAACAACCAGCACATCACCATCGCTGGCTATGAGAAAGAGGTGCAAACCTGTGTCGATGAGCTGGTGGGGTATCGCCTGGCGCGTGATGCTGTTTTCCTGCGAATCGATCCCGCTCGTCCGACGCAGACTGGTGAACTCACTGGTGTATTGCCTGCGCCGACTGGCAAGCGCTTTACCATCACCGAGCAGCAGTCACTTTTGACACATGGCATTGCGACTGCTTACACGGAATCTGGCGTGCTGCGCATCCAGCGTGACATCACCACCTACAAGACCAATGCGTATGGCGTGGCAGACAACAGCTACCTCGATAGCGAAACGCTGCATACCAGCGCCTATGTACTGCGCCGCCTGAAGTCGGTGATCACCAGCAAATACGGTCGTCATAAACTCGCCAATGATGGAACGCGTTTTGGCCCTGGCCAAGCGATTGTCACGCCTGCGGTTATTCGTGGTGAGCTGGGCTCAACCTACCGTCAGCTTGAGCGTGAGGGTATTGTCGAGAACTTTGACCTGTTCCAGAAATACTTGATTGTCGAGCGTAATACGAACGATCCGAACCGTCTGGATGTGCTGTTCCCGCCAGATTATGTCAACCAGCTGCGCGTGTTTGCTGTGCTTAATCAGTTCCGCCTGCAGTACAACGAGGAGGCCTCATAATGGCAAAGATTGCGGGAACGACCTATTTCAAAATCGACGGCCAGCAGCTATCAGTTACCGGCGGCATTGAAGTCCCCATGAACACCAAAGTCCGTGATGACGTGATCGGCCTGGACGGATCTGTTGATTACAAAGAAACGAGCCGCGCAGCGTATACGAAGGTCACTGCCAAAGTTCCGAAAAACTTTCCCGTCGACAAAATAACCTCGTCTGATGTCATGACCATCACATCTGAGCTGGCTAACGGTCAGGTGTACGTGCTGTCCAATGCCTGGCTGCACGGCGAAGCTAACCATAACCCCGAAGAGGGCACGGTGGATCTGGAGTTCCACGGTGAAGAAGGATTTTACCAATGACAAAAGAGTTGAAGCTTAAAGAGCCGATCATGGCTCATAACGAAAAACTGCATGTGCTGGAACTGCGTGAACCGTCATATGACGAAATCGAAGCGATCGGTTTCCCGTTTACGGTTTCCTCGGAAGGCGCGATTAAAATTGACAGCTCCGTTGCGCTGAAATATATCCCGCTGCTGGCGGGTATCCCACGTTCGTCCGCGGCGAAACTGGCGAAACTCGATATTTTCAAAGCCAGCATGCTGATCCTCAATTTTTTTACTCAATCGGCGGGGGAGACAACCTCCGAAACCGGCTCTACAACACCGCTCACTTCTGGCGACTAAACCCCCTTGAGCTTCGGCGGGCGGCCATATCTGAATTTCTGGAACTGGAATCGGAGGCCGTTCGCATTAATGAGGAAATAAAGCATGGCTGACAGTTTCCAGTTAAAGGCCATCATCACCGCCGTTGATCAGCTATCCGGCCCGCTGAAAGGGATGCAGCGGCAGCTGAAGGGGTTCCAGAAGGAAATGGCCGGTCTGGCGCTGGGGGCTGCGGCGGCCGGTACCGCGATTCTCGGTGCGCTGGCGATGCCAATAAACTCTGCTATTGGTTTTGAATCAAAAATGGCCGACATCCGTAAGGTGGTTGACGGCCTGGACGATAAAAAAGCCTTTGCGCAGATGAGCGACGACATTCTGACGCTTTCCACCCAACTGCCGATGGCGGCGGAAGGGATTGCAGAAATTGTCGCTGCTGGTGGTCAGGCCGGTATCGCCCAAAACGACCTGATGCAGTTCGCCAGTGATGCGGTGAAGATGGGGGTGGCATTTGATACCACCGCCGAAGAGTCGGGCCAGATGATGGCACAGTGGCGCACGGCGTTTAAGCTGACGCAGGATGATGTCGTTGTCCTCGCCGATAAAATTAACTATCTGGGGAATACCGGCCCTGCGAACGCGAAGAAAATCTCGGACATTGTGACCCGGATCGGCCCCCTGGGTAGTGTTGCCGGGGTAGCATCCGGGGAGATTGCGGCAATGGGGGCCACCATCGCCGGGATGGGGGTGGAGTCAGAGATAGCCTCAACCGGCATCAAAAACTTTATGCTATCGCTGACTGCCGGCAATTCTGCCACGAAGGCACAGAAGCAGGCGATGGCTTTCCTGAAGCTGAATCCGAAGAAACTCGCTGAGGATATGCAGAAGGATTCCCGCGGCGCCATGCTGAAGGTGCTGGATTCGTTGGCGAAGGTGCCAAAAGCTAAGCAGGCCGCCGTCATGAACGCGCTGTTCGGCAAGGAATCTCTCAGCGCGATAGCTCCCTTGCTGACCAATCTGGATCTGCTGCGCACCAACTTTAAACGTGTCGGAGACGCTCAGGAGTATGGCGGCTCAATGCAGAAGGAATATGCCTCACGCGCCGCCACGACGGAAAATCAGCTGATCCTACTGAAAAACAGCGTCAACGCGATTTCTGTGACGCTGGGCGATACCTTCCTGCCAGCCATCAACGAGGCCGCTAAAGCGGTTATGCCTTATCTGGAGCATGTCCGTGAATTTGTACGGGCTAACCCGGAGCTTGTGCAGTCTGTGGCTAAGTTTGGTGCCGCATTGCTGGCTGTTGGTGTATCGATCGGTACCTTGTCCCGGGCGATTAAAATCCTTAGCAGCGTTATCAATTTGTCTACGGCAAAAATAGCCATAGCAGCCCTGGCTGCAGGGGCCATGCTGATTATTGATAACTGGGATGAGGTTGGTCCGGTTATCAAGGAGGTATGGCAGGAGGTGGATAAAGTCGCACAGGCAATGGGAGGCTGGGAAAATGTGCTCGGTGGTGTTGGTCTGTACATGGCAGGCGCGTTTACCGTGAAGACGATAGGTTCCCTCAGAACGGCACTGTCGCTGGCAAAAGACCTTTCCGGTGTGCTGGGGAAAATCGCCGCGATTGGGGTGACGACGATACAGATAGCGGTCGCTATCTATATGTTCGAAAAGCTCAAAGAGATCGCTGAAGCCACTAAGCAGGCTGATCACACGGATTCTTTCTGGCAGTCCCTAAAAAATCGCTGGGGCTCAGGCGGTTGGTATAACAACCAGAAAAATCGTGAAATGATACAGCAGGATACCCGGGATAATTTCCAGCCAGTGGCTCCTCTAAGCAAACCCCCAATGCTTGATCGTGCTGCGACACCCGGCACACAGCGAAGTGAGCTGAAAGTCACCTTCGAAAACGCCCCACAGGGCATGCGCGTGGCGGATATTCCGGCCTCCGGCAATCCTCTGATGGGTATTTCCCATGATGTGGGTTATTCTCCATTTAGAAAAAAGAACTGACCGGGAGGCGTTGTGAAAAAAGTAATCATAGGGGTAATGATTTTTTGTTTGTCTTATTCCGCTTTTGCAAGAAGTGAACTGGCTTCCAATTTTATCGAGAAAGTTAAAATTGCTGCCAATGGGGATGGGGTTATATCCGAAGCTATTGATATAAAGTGCCCCACAAAATCTGCTAGTGGGAGACTTCTTATCACAAGAGCCTCATATGATTATGGGAGTTCGAAAGGAGCATTTATATTTTCAAATACAGATGATGCTCCTGCAATACTAATGTCCATTACTACCCAATTTCATAATGATGATTTCAGCTCTGATAAAGTAGATGGTTATGAATTTGGTTTTAAGATGCATGGAGGTCAGCTTTTCGTAACTGTAATGAAAGATGGGAAGGCATCAGCTGGTGTTAATGTAAATGGAACATCTGGTGTTGCCAAGGTGAAATGTAAAGTGATTAAGCCGGAGTAATTACTTTTATCAGAAGCTATCTATGAACCCGCCTTTTCGGCGGGTTTTGTATTTAGGGGGGAAAGATGGCATTTTTTTCTACGCCAGACTGGCGCGATCGCCTGCGCGATGCGTCATTTCGGGGTGTGCCTTTCTCTGTTGAGGACGATGATGCATCCTTTGGCCGCCGGGTACAGTTGCATGAGTACCCCAACAGGGATAAGCCCTGGGCGGAGGATCTTGGCAGAGCAGCGCGCAGGCTGACAATCAACGCCTACGTAATTGGGGGCGATTATGCTGACCAGCGGGATCGCCTGATTGCCGCAGTGGAGACGAACGGCCCCGGCACGCTGGTTCATCCTCAGTATGGTGAAATGCAGGGCAGCATAAACGGCACTGTGAAGGTGTCACACAGCAGTGCAGAAGGGCGCATGGCGCGCATTTCGTTCGAGTTTGTGGAGAGCGGAGAATTAACCTTCCCGGTTGCGGGCATGGCGACGGCGCAGCGCCTTGATGAGTCAGGCGGGCTGTTTGACGATGCCATTGACAGTATGTTCTCCGCATTTGGCCTCTCCGGTATCCCGGACTTTATCCAGAATGACGTGATTGCCGATGCCACGGCGATGATCAACACCGTTTCGGATGCATTCAAGATGGTCGATTCGGGCGTGTCAGCGGCCATGCGGCTATTGCAGGGGGATTTGTCGGTCATTCTGATGCCGCCCAGCGCCGCGAATGATTTTGTCAGAGCGCTTCAGAAAGCCTGGCGGGCAGGAGATCGTCTTAGTGGCGATACTTCAGATTTGGTCACGATGATAAAAACCCTGTCCGGTATTATGCTGGATCCTGGTCTTTCGCCGCGTGGCACCTGGTCCACTGACTCTGGATCTGTAGTCACCCAAAAAACGCAGAGTAATCTGGTCGCGGCGGCCATCAGGGCAACGGCTATCAGTACGGCCACTGCTGCGGTGACGACGCTGGCGCAGCCACGTGTTTCGTCAGCCCAAAATACCGCAACGACCAGTGATTCGGACATTATCACTGTCACGCACCCGGCGCTTGATGGTGCGCAGACAGTCAGCAGTGCCACTCCTCCGCCAAACTGGGATGACCTAACCGATATCCGCGCCGCGCTCAATGCGGCAATAGACCAGGAGCAGTTGCGGATCAGTGACGATTCTCTGTTCCAGCAGATATCCACGATGCGTACAGACCTGAACCGTGATATTTCGGCGCGGCTGGCGCAGGTAGAGCGCACCGCACAGAGAACGCCGGATGATGTTCTGCCTGCTCTGGTATTGGCCGCTGGCTGGTATGACGACGCCGGGCGCGAATCTGACATTTTGATCCGTAATCCTGTCCGCCATCCCGGCTTTGTGCCGGTTGAACCGCTGAGGGTGCCGGTACGATGAACAATACTGTTTTTTTGCGCATCAACGGGCGCGAATGGGGCGGCTGGACATCGGTTCGTATCAGTGCCGGCATCGATCGTATTGCCCGGGATTTCAACGTTGCGATTACCAGCCAGTGGCCCGGTAGCCCTGATGGCACCCTGCAGATTAAAAATGGCGATAAGGTAGAGGTGTTGATTGGTGAAGATCTGGTGATAACCGGATGGGTTGAAGCGCTGCCGCTGCGTTACGATGCCAGCAGTATTACACGCGGTATCGTTGGCAGAAGCAAAACTGCCGATCTTATTGATTGCAGTGCGGCACCTGCTCAGCAAAGCGGGAAAAATTTGTTTCGTATTGCCAGCACGCTGGCCCAGCCATTCGGGATTGATGTTGTTGATGCTGGTGCCCCGGTAGCGGCTGTGATTGATGCTCAGCCTGAGCATGGTGAAACGGTAGTGGATTGTCTTAATCGCCTGCTGGGTCAGGTTCAGGCTTTGGCGTATGACGATGAGCAGGGGCGGCTGGTGCTGGGTACGCCCGGAAGCGCCAAAGCCGTCACAGCGCTGGTGCTGGGGGATAATATCCTGTCCTGCGATACTGAGCGTAGCGTGCGCGATCGTTTCTCCAGCTATCTTGTCACCGGGCAACGTCCTGGCACTGACGATGATTTTGGCGAAGCCACGATTGCCGCTATTCGGCAGAGTACCACTGATTTTGGCGTAACCCGCTATCGGCCTCATACTCTCCAGCAGTCCGGCACGGCCACTACCGACAGCTGCAAATCCCGATGTGAATTCGAGGCGCGCCAGCGTGCAGCTAAAACGCAGGAGACAACCTACACCGTGCAGGGCTGGCGCCAGGGGAACGGGGAATTGTGGAAGCCAAATCAGTCCGTGGTGGTTTATGACCCGCTGAATGGTTTTGATAATGAAACGCTGGTGATCGCCGAGGTGACTTACAGCCAGGACAATAACGGCACGATCACTGAAATCAGGGTCGGGCCAGCGGATGCTTATCTGCCTGAGCCGACAAAGCCGAAGGCGAAGAAGAAAAAGTCCAGTGGGGGGATCGAATTCTGATGAATAACTCCCTCCGAAATATCGTGGCCCGTGCTGTTATTACTGCGCTCGATACCGCGAAAAAATGCCAGACGGCCGGTCTGAGGCTGATTGCCGGTGACCCCAAGGAAGGCGTTGAGCATCTTGAACCTTATGGTTTCACCTCCGCCGCTCAAAACGGTGCTGAGGCAGTGGTGCTGTTTCCCGGCGGCGACCGCTCCCATGGTATGGCGGTTATTGTTGCTGACAGGCGGTACCGGCTTAAAGGTCTTGCCCGCGGCGAGGTTGCCATTTATGACGACCAGGGTCAGTCCGTTACATTAACCCGCGCCGGGATCGTTGTTGATGGTAGCGGGAAGCCAATCGTGTTCAAAAACGCCCCTAAAGCCCGCTTTGAAATGCCGATCGAATCCACTGGCGACATCAAAGATAACTGCAATGGTAGCGGTAAAACTATGGCTCAAATGCGCATAACGTATAACGGCCACACCCATAAAGAAAACGGCGACGGTGGTGGAACGACCAACAAGCCAGACCAACCTATGAGCTGACACCATGATCCTCTATGTTAATGGAATCCGAAAGGATGCCACGGATCCGCTCAATCTTTTGACGCGCGCCGTAGTGATTTCTCTTTTCACGTGGCGCCGCGCTGAGCGGGACGATAAAACCCCGCAGCCTTACGGCTGGTGGGGCGATACGTGGCCCACGGTTCAGAATGACCGTATCGGCTCCCGCCTGTATCTGCTGAAACGCCGGAAACTCACCAACAAAACCCCGCAGAATGCCCGCGAATATATGCAGCAGGCGCTGTCGTGGATGACTGAGGATGGTGTTGCGGCGCGCATTGATGTGACCTCTGAGCGTACCGGAATAGACACACTGGCCGCTGGCGTAACGGTTTATCAGCGGGACGGGGCCATTCACAACATTACCTTTGATGATATCTGGAGCGAACTGAATGGCTGACAGTCAATTTGCACGCCCTGAACTCCCGCAGCTGATCGCCACTATTCGCAGCGATTTACTGACGCGCTTTCAGCAGGATACGGTATTGCGGCGCATGGATGCAGAAGTTTATGGAAGGGTGCAGGCTGCCGCCGTACATACACTGTATGGCTACCTTGATTATCTGGCACGCAACATGCTGCCTGATTTGTGCGATGAGGACTGGCTTTATCGCCATGCGCGCATCAAGCGCTGTCCACGAAAAGATGCTGTTGCTGCTTCGGGGTTTATCCGCTGGGATGGACTCGGCGGTACGCCAACCCTGCCGGCTGGAACGCAGATTCAGCGCGACGATCAGGTTACTTTTACCACCACCCAAACTGTTAAAGCCTCCGGCGGCCTGTTACGTGTGCCGGTTGTTGCCGATGTGGCAGGGAGGGCCGGGAATACTGACGACGGCATTGCGTTGCGCCTGGGCACGCCGATTAGCGGTATTCCATCAACCGGGTACGCCGACACGCTGAACGGCGGGGATGATGTGGAAGCGCTGGAGACGTGGCGCGCGCGCGTGATGGAGCGTTACTACTGGATCCCGCAGGGCGGCGCAGATCCGGATTACATCATCTGGGCGAAAGAAATTGCGGGGATCACCCGTGCCTGGACGTTCCGTCATTATCAGGGGACAGGTACCGTTGGTGTGATGGTCGCCACCAGTGATCCGGCGAACCCTGCGCCAGCGGATGATGAGGTACAGGCAGTGCGCGCGCATATCCTTCCGCTTGCACCTGTTGCCGGCAGCGGCCTGTTTGTCTTTGCTGCAACTGAGCATGTTATCCCGATGACAATCGCCCTGGCAAAAGACACGCCTGAAATCCGCACGGCGGTCGCTGCTGAACTGAATTCGCTCATGCTTCGTGATGGTCAGCCGTCCGGGAAGGTCTATCTGTCGCGTATAAGCGAAGCAATCAGTCTGGCAACCGATGAAGTGGCACATCAACTCCGCTCTCCGACGGTTGATATAATGCTGGGGCAAACCGAACTGCCAGTGCTGGGAGAAATCACCTGGCAAACCTACACGGAGGCGACTGAGTAGCCATGGCGCTGAATGATGAGTACACGCAGCTGCTTTACCATTTGTTGCCACCCGGGCCAGCCTGGGAAGGAAAGAATCCACTTATCGAGGGCCTTGCTCCGTCGTTAACCCGCGTACACCAGCGCGCTGGCGTATTCATGAAGGAGATTGATCCGGGGCAGACTTCTGAACTCATAGATCGGTATGAAGCGCTTTATGGTTTGCCGGACTCCTGTGCGCCGCCTGGTGTTCAGACGTTGCGCCAGCGCCAGCAGAGGCTGGATGCGAAAGCTAATGTTGCTGGTGGAATTAATGAGCGTTTTTATCGTGAGCAGCTTAACGCGCTTGGTTACACCACGGCCACGATTGAACAATTCCAGAACCTTGACAGCTCACCGGACCCTGAATGGGGCGAGTTCTGGCGCTATTACTGGCGCGTGAATATTCCGGCTGATGCCAATATCGCATGGCAGACCTGTACCAGCACCTGCGATTCAGCGATCAGAACGTGGGGTGACACTGTAGCCGAGTGTGTGATCGATAAGCTTTGTCCCTCTCACACCGTCGTAGTTTTTGCTTATCCGGAAGGAACAGAAGATGCATCGAATTGATACGTCCACGGCTCAAATCGACAAATTTGGGCAGGGAAAAAACGGTTTTACCAATGGCGATCCGGCGACAGGCCGTCGTGCTACCGATCTTAACAGTGATATGTGGGACGCAGTACAGGAGGAAATCTGCGGCGTTATTGAAAAATCAGGTCTTGTATTGAAAAAAGAACAGCATGATCAACTTTACCAGGCCATCGTAAATATCATTACCTCCAGGATACCTGACGCCTTACTTCGGAATAACAATTTATCCGATGTGGTAAATAAAGCCGTCGCACTTTCAAACCTTGGCGGTGTGCCGGCTACACGTAAAGTAAATAACAAAGCTTTGTCACAAGATATTACAATTGCTGCTGGTGATGTAGGTGCCGTGCAACAAGGGGGCGGTACTGGCATGGCTACAAACAAGATTTATTTGGGCTGGGATGGTGCCAAGTTGGTTGCACAGGTTGATGCAACTCCGTTAGGGAAGGTATTTTGTGAGCACTCCCCTCCTACAGCTGCACAGTGCGGGGCTTTCCCAGCAGATGGTGGAGTTGTGGGCAATAAAGGACTTATGTCCCCATTCATGATGGTGAAAGGTCATGGTGCGCTTAACCAGCAAGGAACGTGGATTGGATGGAATGAAAGCAATGGTCAGGGCGAATCAAATTTTATTAATAATCGAGGTTCAGGCACAGGGGGATTCAAATTCCGCATTGTAAATGCTGATAATTCAAAACAGTCGGGTGAAATGTCTATCAGTGGTGACGGAAGCCTTAATGCATCCGGGACAGTCTCTGAAAGAGGACAGCGCGTTTACAGCCCTAACAACCCTCCACCTGTTACATCGATGGCCGTGACGAATGTGCGCCGGGGTTCCCAAATCTGGTTGGCGGCTATAGGTGGTGGCGGGGGATTAGAAGTACCAGCAGGACACTTTGTCACAGGCGGACGAAATAACGGAACGTCGAACACGGCTGGCCTTGGCTTCTGCTACCGCCCTCTTCAAATCTGTATTAATAATAACTGGTTCACCATTGGGGACATATGATGCTCATCATGCAATCTTTTTCTTTATATACTCCGAAAGAAACCATTGCTGAAGGAATACAGTATCTTCGAGATGAAAATAATAATGACTGGTATGAGGGGCAGAAACTATTTCATGCAGAAACACTCAAGGTCGTTTTTAATGCTGACGACATCATCATTTCTGCGGCAAAAGATGTTTCTGGCCTGTGGCCAGTGGGGGCGAGTGTGGCGGAAGTGAGTACGGGCAGTGTACCTGCTGATTTCTGTGTTGATGGGCGCTGGATATTTGATGGCAACGGTATCAAAAAGAAAACCTACAGCGCCAGTGAATGGCAATCATTGGCTGGAAATAAACGTCAGGAACTACTGGACGAAGCGAACAGCATTACAGCAGACTGGCGAACCGAGCTTAACCTAGGGATCATCAGTGATGGTGATAAAGCAACGCTGGTCGACTGGATGACGTATATCAAAGCGGTGAAGGCGCTGGATTTGTCAACGGTTAAGGATGAGGCAGGTTTTATCAGTCTAATTTGGCCTATAAAACCATGATCAAGTTACAGATCCCCGCCGTGAACGACGAGATTTCCACTACTCAGGCTACTACCGTCTGTATGATGGATTAGGCTGTCCTCCATGGGTAGAAACGACGAGTCCCGCCGCTTGTGATTTTATTATCGACAGGACATGCCGTTATTGCCAGAGGGATGGGGCAGTCAGACCGCCCGCCGAAGCAGGAAACCACCGAGGTAGGGCTGGCTACAGTCTGAATGCTGTAGGAATACCCATCCTTTAGTGTGGGGAAGGCAGATGTCAAAGAGTAGCTACTCCATGTCAGAAGAACCAGTCATCTGCTGACTCCCAGACCTCTTGCAGCATTTTTTCCACGTTCTTCCTGGTTTCATCTTTATCCGCTGCACGGAAGACAGAAAGACCATCGCTTCCAGCTGGTTTAACGATAACTTCAATGTCCTGGTATTGTTTACTCAGGCGCTTTGTCATTTCTTCCTGAAGTGCGGAAGGCGCGGTCTTCGGTAACTTTCCGTATTTTTCTTTGGCAATACTGATTTCGACACGCATTTTGATAGCTCCTTCACTGGTTGGATATACAGTTAAATTTTAGGCTGTATAAATACACAGTGTCAAGCGTGCGAAATACTGACGGAATGATTAATCAGCTCAGGATGGGGAGTTGTAAGGTATCTCTACTGAAAAACCTGTGGCATCCCATGACTTTTCCCAGACCTCATACCCCAGCGCTTTAAGTCGTTCAAAAGTTTTTTGAAATACTAATGTGAAGTCATCATCGCTAAGGCCTTCGAGATCTAGGTCATAAAGATCAACGTGAAGTGTGGTGTGTCCAATCCTTATCTTCTTATTGATTTCGGCAAATGTCCTTTTAAAAATAATGCCCGATAGCTCTTCCTTGGCTTTACTAACAATCTGGATGGCCTCTTGCGCAGAAATCACTTCATCTTCCTGGATCTCATTGAGGAAGCTGGCATCTAGCCTAAATACTATTTCAGCATTTAAGGAGCGATTGTTCACTTTGGCTGCGCTTTCCACTTTTTCTTTTAATTCAATAGGTAGCCTAATTCTAAATTGCGGATCTTCACGGCTCATTCTAACTCCGGTGTTAGAAAAAATGATAAGACTTGAAATTATGCCCCACTGTGGGGTTGACATCAATGACGCACGGTGTGACACTTCGATCGTCACACCGTGTGACGAAGGAGGATGTATGGAAAAAGCTAAAGAAATGTATCAACGTAAAATCCGCATACCGGATGATGTTAAGCGTGCGATTGTGATTAATGGTGAACGGCAGAGTCGTCAATTCAACACAGAAGTTATTCACCAGCTAAGAAAAGCTTATGGACTGATAGGAGGTCGAGGAGCACAAGAATGAAGCCCCGATGGGTGCAACCATCGAGGCTCCTATATCAACAATTCGTGAAGGAAATATTGACATGCCAATTTTAGCAATTGCAGATCGTGCAATCAACGTGCCTTTCCACGGCACTGAGCTTTATGTTGTAAACCACAACGGCGAACCATATACACCGATGAAGCCCGTTGTTGAAGGTATGGGTCTGGACTGGAAATCTCAACATAAAAAACTCACCCAGCGTTTCTTCAAAGGTATGGTTGAAATCACCATACCTTCAAAAGGCGGCATGCAGTTGATGAGCTGCCTTGCACTTCGCAAGTTGGCTGGCTGGCTCAACACCATCAGCCCTAACAAGGTAAAGCCTGAAATCCGCGATCGCGTCATTCAGTATCAGGAAGAGTGCGATGATGTACTTTATCAGTACTGGACCAAGGGGCAGGTAACAAATCCCAGAAAAGTGCAGCAGGGGAAAGCTGGTAAAATTACCAGTGACCAGCAGGAAGCGATCAAGCAATTGGTCATGACTCGCGGTAAAGCACTCCCGAAGGAATGCCAGGCCAAGGCGATGATTACTATGTGGTCGTCCCTGAAATCACATTTTGGCTGTAGTTATAAAGAAATCAGCGTTGAGCAGTTTACTGAGGCATTATCTATTGCAGCACGTGTACCGCTTGAAGGTGAATATATCGGGAAAATGGATCCCGGCCCAACACCGGATGATTTACCCAGCGAAAGGGAAATGCTCGCTTATCATGCCGAAACGATGGCCGAATACTTCAATATCATTTGCGATACATGGTTTAGCCAGGTTGAGCCTGCATTGAGGGCTATTGAGTCTCCATTGGCCGGGCGGCTTCATGATCGCTTTACCGATGGAAAAATGTTTATGTCGTCTATTAAGCGAAGAACCGAGGGCATGCTGCTACCTGGGGAGATTGCGAGATTCCACTAGACAGAAAGAAGCCCGCACTAAGCGGGCTTTCTCATCGCTCAGGAGCCGCGGCTCCTTTACGTATCCTTTTTTGTCCCGTTACCGTCTGGTCGGTGTCCTGCCGGAACTGCTAACTTCCTGTTTTTGCTGGTGCTGTCCTTGCACTGTCCTACTTGAAGTGGTGGAGCTGGCGGGAGTTGAACCCACCGCTATGCACCAAGGATATAGTGCGATTTATTGCTTTAAAATTGCCTTAGCCATTGCCCTCAAACGTTCAATTTGAACGTTTAACTCCGTGACAATTGCTTCAGGTTGCAGCTCCTTGTTGGATTGCACGAAGTCTCTGATTTGTATCATTTGGTGTGCGCGGATCTGTAATTCACTACAAATGCTCAGCTCATCAGGGTCATCTTGTGATTGTTCGCCTGTTTCAAATTCGACAAAAGTATGTGGCGGATTGTGATAGACACGAGAAATCGGGGTTGGCCACCAATCTTCACCGGTTACTACATCCGCATCGAACGGCACAGTTTTATCAATCTCCATCAGTTTCTGAATGAGAACAGAAGTTTTCAAACTTACCTCCATTTAGTCCAAACGTGGTTATCAAAACTCTACGTAAACTATACAAAATCAGCTTGTTATGATGAAAGTAAAAGTAGTGGGTATAATTGCAGGAAAAACATTAAACTCTTTAAATTCAATAAAATAAGTTTGATTGCTAAAACTACTGCTGCGTCACATGGAATGGTTCGAAGCCGCCGATCTGATCGTTAAAGGCATGGAAGGCGCTATCGCCAACAAAACCGTGACCTACGATTTCGAACGTCTAATGGATGGCGCTAAGCTGCTGAAATGTTCAGAGTTTGGCGACGCGATTATCGAAAATATGTAATAACAGACGTACTTTCACTCCGACCTCTCTTATGGCGGTCGGTGTGATTTCACCCGTTCATCATTCTTTCTGCAAAAACCTTCTGCAAAACAGCTTAATAAATACGTCCTTTATACCGCCAAAACAAGACAGTTCTTTCCTCTGCCATTGTTATCTTTATCGGTCTGAACTGGCTTTTATGACGAGGCCGTCGCTGATTATCTACATCCTGACCGTGTTAAAGAGGTTCTGCCAGAGCTTTCTGTTTGTGGAAAGTGGGCGGGGTTCCATTCTCCCTGAGCCTTGATTTCTTTCTGGCCCAAAACTCTCTCATTGTGTTAACAAGTACAGAGAAGCTTCTTGCTGCTTTGCAAGTCCGCATCGTGATTAGCCGTTTGGATGCGAACACTGATAATATGTTCGTTTGGCCAGTGGAATTCATTTGACATGAAGTAAAATATTAAAGGCTCAAAATACGGTGGATAGATGTCATTTTTATCCGCTATTTCCTTTAGACCGGTTAGAAAATTATGTATTCTTTAATATATTGATTGAAAAAATTTAGGACTAGATATGATTTTTACTGCTGGCTCATATTGTCTTTATACTGGAGTTTTTGGTGGTTATGAGGAATTAAATGAGTTGCAAGGCGAAGCAAAAGCGTCAAAAGTTAAAAAGATTTGTTTTACCGATGATGAAAATATTACCAGTGATACCTGGGAGATTAGAATTGTAAAACCTGCCTTCCCTCTTGACTCGGTAAGAAGTCAAAGGATGGTGAAAGTCAATCCACATAAATTCCTGCCGGAATTTAAAAGCTCAGTATATATAGATAATACGGTTAAGCTACTTGTTGACCCTGTTAAATTGATTAAAGACTTTTGCAAAGCTGGCAATGTTTCTTTTCCAATACACTCTTTTAGAAACAGTGTTTATGAGGAATTTTTCGCCGTTGTTCAGTCAGGGCTAGATGATTCGGCTCGATTATTTGAGCAGATGAATCATTATCAAATAATTAGCCCTGATGCCCTTCATCGTAAACCCTATTGGGCCGGAATGATAATAAGAAATCATATGGAACCTGACGTAATAGAATTAATGGAAACGTGGTATGGGCAAATTTTAAGATACAGTAGAAGAGATCAGCTATCCTTAGTTTATTCGGAGTTAATGACAGGTATCAAAATTAACAAAATAGTCATTAATAATAATGAATCACAATATCATCAATGGCCTATCCAAAGTAAGCGTGATTTCAGCACGCGATCATGGTCACCCTCTTTGTCAGGTGCAATGCCACTTTTCGAAAAAATAAAAAATATAAAGAATATTGAGAATGAAGTAGAGAGGAAGATTAACGACCTGATATTAATGAAGGAAGAGATTGTAGAAAAATACAAACCTACTAAAACGCCAGAGGGTTTTGATCCTGAACTTTATTTGGCAATTCACAAAGATGTGGCTGCAGCAGGTGTCGATCCAGTTCAACATTTTCTCTCGCATGGCTGGAAAGAAGGAAGAAGATGGCGCTAATGCGTGATAATAAACCGCTCTCCTGTTCCAGATATGGGTAAAGCCCTAACAGACATTAGCGAACACTATCTGCACACAAATAGATAGCGTCGGTTTGCTGCATAAAGAAGCCCCGGCGAACGGGCAGTAACGACGTTGCGCCGGGCTGAGAAGGTTATGGAGCGGGTGATGGGTGATGAGGCACTAAATTCCGCATCGTCATGAGAAATATTAGCTTTTCTACGTGCGTCCTCTATTCAGAACGTGGAGGCGCTGCCAGCATCTCCCGAAGACGTCGCCCTATAAATTTGAACATATCGGCTTCCGGGAACGGGTATTTTGAGCTCCGGTCGCGTAACAGGCGAATGGGTCCGAGCCATAATACGACTATCGAGGCAAAGGCACCGATCAGGCCGAAAATATAGTCCGAATTCGTTGCCAGATGATGCGCGCTCACGAAGTGTATATAGCAGATGCCTAACGGCCACTGGAGCAGCAGCACGGTGACGAGACCGGGATTATAGAATGTCTTCATTCTGACGTTCGTAAGGATGCCATGATTGATGATCTGAATCATCCCCTGTCCGACTGGTATAAGGCCTCACCAGATCAGATCCGGGAAGAAGACTGGAATGATATAGAACGGATAGGTCAGAAAAATCACCTGACTGGCATTCAGGGAATACCGGTCTGGCCCCACTCGCTCTCCGAACATGACTATGTTGCCAATGCCCTGAAATCCTCCGGGAGCGCGTATTCTTCAAATTGATGCGCCAGCATAGCCATAAAGCTGTAGACGAGAATAATCTGAATTTATGTCAGGTGGTAAACGCCCCAGAACCCCATCATGTAAGCCAGGGCGACAAAAAGAACGCCTCCGACGTAATACCAGTTCTGCCGGTAGAAATTCACAGTGCTACTCCGGTGCCCGGTTGTTGTTGGCTGAATGATAAACGGCATTCTTTATAACGAGAGAGTGTGGATTTTTGCAACTTATTGATATAAAAATTATTAAATCAAAGTAAATAGTATTTTTTTTGAAAAAATGCCCGATTTAAAATCCCGTTTCGGCAAATGCTAAGCCAACGTAATGATGAGTATAAGCGTAGTAAACAATGCTTTAGCTGTTGGTTGAATTTTACTCAGCGTCGTTGTGCAAAATTAATTCTGTCGCTTTGATCTGATTGAATGATCACCCCTGGTCACAGAGCTTAATTGCGAGCGTTTAATTAATAAAAAAATAAACAATGCGTTAAGTTAGCTTTGTAAAGCTAAAACTGCCTCGTATACAGTCACCGATATGCTCAGCGTCTGGTGACGCGATTAGCAAAAATATGTAATTTCTAGAGTGATTAAACGCCCCGCGATGACAAAACGTTATCGCGGGTTTTTGCTTCTTATACAGGCAAAACGGCGCGATTATTAAGCGCGTGGATATTGTTATACAATCTGCCCAGTTTTATGTGGGTGCGGAGAGAATCAACCATGGCAAATCAGCAGTATCTTTTTTGGGTGATGGCGGGGGCGTTGACGCTATTGTTTCTGGTCGTTTCCGTGTTTGTGGGGATGTCACGTACCAGAAAGCATGGCTTCCTTACGTTTGGTATCATGTTTGCTGTGCTGGTAGTGGGCGCGATCGTCATAAGCCGTTAGTAAAAAAGTAAAAACCGGCGCGCTGGCCGGCTTTTTTAACATCAGGACTGGGGCTGACCTACCGGACCTGAACCCAGCGTGCCGCCTGGTGATGCCTGGCCACCTGGCGCATGTGGACGACCATCTTCTTTCACCGCGCTGCTGCGATGTGAACAACCGGCCAGGGCAGTTAGCGTTGCGACGACCAGCAGTAATGCTGAAGCTCTCTTCATGTGATCCCCTTTTCTGAAAAGTTAACAAAGGCGTTTCTAAGCTGAGGAAACATTAAGCATAGACAAGGAAATGCATCTGCTCAGAAAAATAGCGTTATTTTTCATAGGGTTTATCCTAAAACTAAATGTAATAAATTTTTAGCGATTGGTTAAGGGCCATGTCTGGCAAAAGAAGAGGAGGGAGCAGCAAGGGCAAAGAAAACAAAACGGAAGCCAGTGGCTTCCGTGAGTAAAAGGGATTATTTGCGTCCCAGCAGAAAGCCGATGAAAACACCGACGCCTGCGGCAACAGCCAGCCCGGCAAACGGGTTCGACTGAACCTGGTCTTTAATGCAATCCGCTGCATCGCGGGCCGCATAGCTAGCCTGGTTAGTATAACGACGCGCGGCACCTTTCACTTGATGCTTAGGTGAATTCGTTGCTTCACCCCATTGTTCCTGTGCAGCACCCGCCGTTTCTTTTACTGCATCTTCGATTTTTCCTGACATCTTTATCTCCTTGGTTTTAGTTACACTCTAAAAGCGTAGCAAATGTGGCCGGATCCGCGGAAAAAGAGCGTAAATGATTCAGTAAAAATCATTTCTGGCTGTGAATGTCCACAACTTTGCAGGCTAAGTGTTTACTGTCTAACCTTGTCGAAACAGAGATTCGCTCACAGCGAAATAGGGAGGGATGATGAAACGTGATGTGCTGAATGAAGACGATTATGATGAGGTTTGTCGGGTCATTGGCGATGCTGTGATCATGCTGGCTGAATCTGGTCAGGAAACCCGACGTGATAAAATATTTGACCTGTTAAAACGCACCCGACAGCATCGTTCACACAGTGAACGTGATGAACAACGTATCCTTGAACACGCGATTCGTTTAGTAAAACTCTGATGTAAAAAACCGGTTTCAGGCCGGTTTTATCGTTTATTGCTGAAATGCACGCTTGAGCAAACGGCTTTTACTCGTTTCCTTCACCGCCTGGAAAGATGCGCCATGGGTAGCGCGAACGTTTAGCTGAACCTACAGCGGTGCGGCTCCCTGCCGCTATGGCGAAGCAGGGTGGGTTGAAAGGGGATACCAGCTTACCAGGAAGTGGCGCAAATGGTCGAAACACCATTCAGCATCTTCAGCCTGCTGGCAATAATACTGGATAGTGATTTTTTCGTATTCTCGCTGACGCTGACGCAGCGGTGACCAGCACCAGTCCAGCACCGAGCGGGCATAGTTCACCAGTGAATCCGCCGCCATGTTATGCTGCGTTTCCTGTTCGCTGAGATAGTTATAAAAGGCATGTTCAAGCTGCAGGGCTTCGTTATGGTTGTGCTGAAGCAAAACCGGGCGAAAGGCCACATCGACAAATCCACATATTGCATCTGACGTTTGCTGCCAGTCGCAGGCCAGCGTCATAAATATGCCGTCCTGCAAATTTACCTCTTCCAGCAACCGCCGCAAATTAGCGGAATGACGAGTCACGGCAATCTCTTCGATACGATCGGTTTCGAGCGTGAGATCGATTCCGCAGGGATTCACTGACCCATCAGCATTATGCGTGGTGGGGAAAGGGAAATCGATATAACCGTTATTATCCAGACGCTTTTCCATAAGAGAAGAGGACCTCTCATTTAAGATTTCCTGACAATAAACCATCTTGCGGCAGGATTCATCCTTTAAGGGCATGTCCAGGTAATCTGGGTATCCTGATAAGGATTGATAAGACGAAACTGTTTATCAGAAAGACGCTGCGCATAATAACCCTCGCGCGTGACAGCAGAAGGCACATATCTGAAACGATCCAACGATTTCAATGTCCCACTCTGTACCGTGACATCCTTCTTACTGACTGAAAATGAGCTGACCAGGTCAAAAATAAGGCCATGCGTTTGTCCTAGCGGTTGCCCATACAGGGTGGTGACTTCGCCAAGGCAATCAACGCCCTGCGGCCCAGATGCGCATCCAGTCAGAAGGAGAAATAATGTGAAAATACCGCGTCGCAACATAATCCTGTTCCTGCATCATTCCCTCGGAATCGTGTGGCGCTGATTCTATCGCGTTGCGTCACTTATAGCTTGATCATAGCAGTTTTAAAACAGGTTCCCATTTGCATTTGTTTAATTGTTAAACAACAGAAATGTAAAGGGGTGACTTTAGTAGCAGATAAACGGTACTCTTGCCATCTTTGCGCACCAGTTAAGCAAATTCAGGGATAAATGATGAAAGAAGAAGAAGCCAGTCTAATGATTGTTCGGCATGCGATTGAAAAGCTTGAGGCTGAGAGAAAGCAGCAGGTTAACGCATGTGCCGATGCAATTCGTGAAGTCATGCAGGCGTACGATCGCGATTACGCCGGGTTAGCATTGATGTTAGTTGCGGCGGAAGTCGCAGCAGAATAA